ACCCGACGGATGAGCGGACGTGTTACGTGCAGAATTCCAAAAACGGGGATGTGCTGAATATCCTGCCGATCCTGTACCAAAAGTTTCGTGAATCGGGCCAGAAACAGGTGTTGATGGTGTCCAAAGATTATGCGTCGGTGTTGTACGGTTGTTCGTACATCGAACCGGTGATTTGGGACGGGGATTGGGCGGATTTGAACGGGGCTTTGGTGGTGGCGCAGCACCGGTTTAAAACGGTGGTTTCGCTTTCGACCTTTGGCAAGGCTTTGAAGTTGATGAAGGAAACACCTTCATTCGCGCTGGATCAATGGCGGCTGGCCGGGATGCTGCCGCAGTACGGGGAATTGCCGCTGGTGTTTGACCAGCGAAATCAGGATCGGGAAACGGTTCTGGTAAATAAACACGTCCGGGAAAACGAACGGTTCATCTTGTTTGCGGATCATTCGCAGAGTTCGCCGTTTGAACAGATGGATGACTTGATCCAATTGCTGCAAAATACTTTTGGCGGGACACACAAAATTTTGCGGTTGTCCGAAGTACATGCAGATCAAGTTTATGATTTGCTGGGCTTGTACGAACGGGCTTCGGCGTTGGTGTCCATTGAAACGATGCATTTGCACCTGGCCGCCGCGAGCGGCGTGCCGGTGATTGCTTTGGTGACGGAAAAACCGGAAATCTGGCACGGGACGGCGTGGCGTCCCAATTACTGGCTGCATGTCCGTTACGGCGATTATCAGCAGCGGCGGCAGGAAATCATTGCTGCGATTCATGACGCAATTCATTTGCGGGAATTGCCCTTGATGGAAATTACGGGCAAAGGCGGTTACAACCAGACCATGCTGGATTGGAATGGCCAGCGGGTGGCGGTCTATCGCTGGCATCCGAAGGCGGATTCCTGGCGCACGGAATTGGCCGCTTGGACGGGCAAGGAAACGGTGCGCGTGATCCCGCCGCCGGGTTTGGAACAATATTCAATTGAGGATGGACGGCTGTTCACCCGCCGTCATGTCGCCGGAACGCATTTGTGTCTGTCGTACACGGTGGCGAGTCAAAAGGGTTGTGTGGTGCAATATGGCGAGTTAGACACCACCGGCCCAAGTTGGCGGATCATCAATGCGTTTCAGCCAAAGTATAAAAACAACGACTTTACCGGGTTGCAAAAAAATTGGTCGTTTTGGGAGCAGGACGGAAAATTGTACGCGGCTTATCAACGCAACCCGGAACAGATTATTTTGCAGTTGGACGGCGAACGGGTGGTGAATGAATTTAAGACGAAATCGCCGGAATGGGCTTTTGGCCAGATTCGCGGCGGGACGGCTCCGATTGAACGGAACGGTTTGTGGCTCCAATTTTTTCACAGTTCCACGCGCAATGCCAAGTCGGCTTGGGGTTGGTGTTATTACATGGGCGCGTTGCTCATGGAATCGAAACCGCCTTTCCAAATTGTGAGTGTCAGCCGGTTGCCGATCATGGCCGGGACAGAGCGTTACTTTCCGATAAACCATTGGAAACCGCGCATTTTGTTTCCCGCCGGCGCGGTTAAAAATGGTGATGATTATCTCGTCAGCCTGGGAGTGAATGATTCGGCGACGGGCAAGGTGTTGCTGACGGAGGCGGATTTGAACTTATAGGAGGCCATGAATGAGCTACACCTATTTGCGGGAGCAGGGGGTGGAATCCTCGGCGGAATGCTTCTCGGACATACCTGTGTCTGTGCTGTCGAGCTTGAAGCTTACTGCCGCAAGGTCTTATTGCAGCGGCAACGGGACGGCGTCCTGCCCAAATTCCCAATCTGGGACGATATCCGAACTTTTGACGGACGGCCATGGCGGCCCTTTGTCGATGTTGTGTGCGGAGGATTCCCCTGTAAAGGAATCAGTGTGGCCGGTAGCGGAGCCGGACTTGACCACGAAGAAAGCGGATTGTGGCGGGAACAAGCCCGGGTCATTGGCGAAATTCGACCCCGTTACGTGTTCGTGGAAAACTCACCAATGCTCGCTGTTCGAGGCGGGGTTCGAGTCGTTGCAGACCTTGCCGCGCTGGGGTATGACTGTTGCTGGGGAGTTATATCCGCTGCCGATGTCATCTGGACTTTTGGCCCACCGTGCCTGGATCATGAACGCGCTCGAATCTGGATTTACGGGGCGCTTGCCAACGGTTCGGGCGAGCCCGAACGAAAATCGCCAGACAAAATTGACGCCTTCACAGTTAGAACGAAAGCACGGCCTTTCTTTATGCGCGGTCGTCAATCGAATGCCGACGCCAACGGCGCAGGATGCGAAAAACAATTGCGGTCCCAGTCAAGTGGACCGGGACGCGCTCAATGTGACAGTTGGTGGGCCGCTGAACCCGGAGTGGGTCGAATGGCTCATGGGGTGGCCAATCGGGTGGACCGGCTTACAGCCCTTGGCAATGGCCAGGTTCCAGCAGTGGTGGAACGCGCATGGCAAACTTTGAATTTATGAATTTCTCTTTCATCAACGCCATGCACGGCTGGACGACCCCGGAGAAAGCCGAAATCCTGTATGACCTAACCTTAAAAGCTAAACCGTTGGTGGCGGTGGAAATCGGGGTTTGGGGTGGGCGCGGGACGTTGCCCATTGCCATGGCGTTGCAACGGCTGGGCAGTGGTAAAGTCTTGGCGATTGATCCGTGGAACGCGGACGAATCGGCCAAAGGCCAGATTGAACCAGCCAGCGCGGAATGGTGGGGGAAACAAAATCATGAAGCGGTTTATCAAAGTTTTTTGTTTCACCTGAAACGCCAGGGCGTGGAAAAATTTGTGGAAGTGCGCCGGGAGAAAAGCTCGCAAACTGCCGTGCCACCGGAGATTGGTTTGCTGGTGATTGACGGCAACCACAGCGAGCAAGCCTTGGCGGACGCGCAACGGTTTGCGCCGAACGTGGTACTGGGAGGTTACTGTCTGCTGGACGATCTTGATTGGACGGGCGGTTATGTGCGCGAGGCGGAAAAGTTCATCAAATCGCTGGGCTTTTCATTTGTGCGGGTGATTGACGGCCAGACTGGCCTTTATCAAAGGGTTGAAATGGCGGCTCCAAGACTTGATTATGATGTTATGACGCGAACGATTCCCGATGAACCGGCCCGGTTGACGGTGGCGTATATCACCGCCCGTCAAGAACCGATGTTTGAATGGTTTTTCGACAGTTTGTCCAACCAGCTTGGCCTCAATGAACGGATCAAGGTGATTATTGTGGATGCCTTGGCGGACAAGCGCAATCAACAGGCTTATGAGACTTACGGGATGGATGTGACTTGGACGCTGCCCAAGCCCACCATCTGGCAGGGTAAACATCGAATTACCAAAGAGGATTGGTGGGCCGCAAGTAATGCCAGAAATACGGCGCTGTGCTTGTGCCAAACGGATTGGATTGCGTTTTTGGATGATCGTTGCGTGCTGCTGCCGTCCTGGCTGGATGCGGTGAAAAAGGCGGTGGCGGCCAATCGCATTACCGTGGGCTCTTATGAAAAGCGGTCGAAAATGGTTGTTGAAAAGGGTTTCATCAAGGGTTTTGAAAAGTTGATCGGAGCGGACCCGCGTTTGAAGCAATCGGCCATGGGTATGAGCCGGTGTCCGCCGTCGTGGTTTTTTGGTTGTACGTTTGCGTTGCCCTTGGAAGCGGCGTTGCGCGTGAACGGGTTTGAAGAAGGTTGCGACGGCTTGTCCATGGAGGATTCGATTTTTGGTTTGAATCTGGCCAATGCGGGTTATCAAATCGACTTTGATCCGAACATGCGCATGATCGAGGACCGGACAGAAGGCGAGACAGCTTCGGGCCATGACATGGGCGGCGTGATGAAACGTTCGGACAAGGGTGTCTCGCCCAATGATAAAAGTCACGCGGCGTTGCAACGATTTGGCCGGCGCAAGGAAACGGAGTTCACGTTTAACCTGAATATTGAACGTCAGTGCGTAAAACAAACTGGTGAGTTTAGCACGGATGGGATCAATCCAGACGCCAAAGACTGGTATGACGGCCAAGCAATCCGCGAACTATGATCCGCTGTTATGCCAAGTTGATCGGACGGTTTGGTAATCAGATGTTCATCTATGCCTATACCCGGGCGTTGTGTGAACAAAACGGGTATGAGTTGATCACGGATCGTTGGGTGGGCGAGGATATTTTTGACATTAAGCCGACACGGCGGTTTCGATGCGAAGACTGCGAAATGTCCACGCAGGGTTATTTTCAGGATCAAAAATCGCTGATTTACACCCGGCAACAGGTAAAAAAATGGTTTCAATTGAGCCCGGCGATTTTGGAAGTGGCTGACTACCGTCGCCGGCCCTTTAATGATATGCTGGCACATCGGCGCGTGGGCGATTATCCGGGTTATGGTTTTGTCGTCGTTTCAAAATTATCGTATTATGCGGCACAGGTAAAATTTGGATTTGATCCTGATAAATTCGACTGGATTACCGAAGAGAAGCCAACGGTTTGGCCAGAACTGGGAGATGATAAAAGTTTTGTGCCGGATTTTGTGCGGATGATGCGGGCCAAGGTTTTGTTTCGCGGCAATTCGTCTTTCAGTTGGTGGGCGGCAACGTTGGGCGAGGCTCGCGTGTTCAGTCCGGTGATCAAGGGCTTGGTGGGTGGCCGCGAACAAGATTGCGAGTTTGTGGAAGGTAACCATCCACAAAATTTTGAAGCGGATTTTTTAACCGACTTACATTTAAAGGAATCATGAACAGTTATTCTCAAGCTGGCCAGGATCGTTTTGTTTACGAGGTGCTGGTTAGACCAGGGGAAGTTCGCAAAGGTTTGTTTGTTGATATCGGCTGTGCGGGCACGCAATACAGTAATACGCTGGGATTGGAGGAAATTGGGTGGCGCGGGTTGTTGGTGGATATAGCGCCGCAACCGGAAACTTCCAAACGTGGCAGCCGATTTTTACAAGCGGACGCCACCAAAATGGATTTGCAGATTCCGTGGTCCGATGTGGATTATTTGTCTCTGGACGTGGATGAAGCAACCCTGGACGCGTTGAAACGTCTTCCGTTGGATAAGGTGCGTTTCAAGGTGATTACGATTGAACATGACGCCTATCGGTTTGGCGACAAGCTGCGTCCGTTTGAACGCGAAATTTTGACGAAGGCAGGTTATAAGCTGGTTTGCGCGGATGTGTGCAACCCGGTGCCGTTTGAGGATTGGTGGGTGGATGCGCCTTATTTGGCGTATGCGGAGAAATTCAGATGCGAGGGGAAACTTTGGACCGAAATTTTGCGGCAAGCTGCCCCTGGCGATTAATGAACGCGGAACAACTTTTTGACGCGATTTTTTTGATCAACCTGCCGCACCGGCAGGATCGGTGGACGGAGTGCATGGAGGAACTGGCGATTGCCAAAATTCCGCAGCGGTTGGTGTCGCGTTGGGAGCCGGATTATGACCCCAACAATTGCATGGCTGCCGGGGCCAGGACGCATCGGCGCTTGATGCGGTATATTGCCAAACGGGACTTTCACCGGGTCTTGATCTTGGAGGATGATTTTTGCGCGATTACGAAAAAAGTGCTGGTGGATGCCGGTTTTAAGCCAGAACAGGAGGTTTGGAAAACCCATTGTTCGATCCTGGACGGTAACGGTACGTTTGTGCAGCGGTTTGCGGCGATGCAAAAATATCTGCCCGCCAAATGGGATATTTTATATTTGGCGGCTGGTTACGGTGAGCCGCCAATCAGCCGGTTCAACCAACATGTCATCCGCTGTGGCCGGATGAAGTGCACCAGCACCTTCATGACCAATTCGGCTATGGCCAAGAAATGGACGGAATGGATCGACGATGTGACGCAGGGGGATGTGACGAAAGGATTCGGTGCGTGTGACGATGTGTTGGCGATCAAATCGCACGACTGGGATTATTACTGTCTCCAGCCGCGCCTTTTATTTCAACGGGCCAGTTGGAGTGATACGACGAAGCAAGCGATTTCTTACCTGTATTCCATGACCGATCCGGTCCATGAGTCAATGGTGTGACCGGCGGGGTCGCCGGGGACCATTGGGGGAGTCTTTAACTTGGGCTTTGGAAAATGGTTGGCAATTCTTCCGTGTAGGGGGCAAAACCTGTGAATTGTCCGTCGGTGTGTTTTAGCTCGTCCCATTTTCTATCGGTGTCTCGGTAGATGATTCGGCGGTTCGGAAAATACCGGTGTAATTTGGCTACAATGGCTTCGGCGTTGTTGGTGATGGTTTTGCCCAAATCCAGATCAATGATGAAAATTTTGTCCTTGGTAACATCGACGACTTCGTAGGTGCGCGGCGTCTTTTTCATGTGGTGAACAGCGGCGCAGGGGCGTGGGGGATCGGTATGCCGGCGGTAAACATTCGTTCTTCCAAACAGCAGACGCAACAGTTGTGCGGGGTACGTGTGCCGCGCTCCCAAGCGTCATAGGTGGGCACTGGGACGCCCAAGAAAGCAGCGGCTTGTTTCCGGGGAAGATTGCCGCGCCAGCGTTTCAGTTTTTCTCCAAAGGGAATCGTGTTCATTTTTTAAAAAACCCCGCCGGGTAAATAAAGAAACCCCGCCGGGGTTCCACCATGAGCCTAGCAACAAATACACTGTATTATTTTTCCGGTTGAATGTCAAACGGGGGTGTGATTATTGTGACTCATGCGTAAAAGCCGTGGCCACACGGCAAAGGTCGTAGCGGTGCCGTCCTAACCTTCGGCTGTTGGGGCCAATAGAGGCCACTGGGGGAATCTTTAACGTGGGCTTTGAAAAATAGCTCACTTCGACAAACAATTTTACGCATTTATGTCCATTTCCTGTTCCGATTTGAGTTCGTCTTTGGCCCGGCAAACGCCGGTCTATGACGAGAAGTTCTTGAAGGACTTCATTTCTGACATGACGACCGCGCCGTTTTTGGGGCGGCATCAAACTGAGATTTGGGAGGACGGCGCAGACAGCCGTTTCTTCGACAAGATCAGCGTCGGCCAGCCCAACTATACCCAAGAGTGGAACAAGCGGGTGGGCGCGGATTGCGGCATGTCGTTTCCCACGCATACCTACGTCGCCTTTGGCACCACGCGGGATTCGTATTTCATGGAGAATCTGGAGATGTATTCCCAGCTTTTCTCCTTGGACCAACTCCGCACGATTCCCAAGCTGGGCGCTCAAATCGCGGAAATTTACCGGAATTTGCGCAAGATTCCGCTGGGCTTTTCCGGTGATTTTGTCCGCGCCCGCATGTTGTCTTACAATAACACGCTTTACATTTGCGGCAGTGCTTTTAACACGCTTTCGCTGACCAACTCCAATGAGAGTACGCTGCCGCCGTTCACGATTGATGTGCAGGCAACGACGATCAATGTCGGTACGGCCAATCTGCCCACGTCGGATTTGACGTGGGATTACTTGAACTATTACCAGCAGGTGCTGGGGTTGCAGGGGTACGATCAGGAAAGCGGTTTGCCCAGTGGCATGCGGTCTTTGATCACGCACAGCCGGACGTATCAGCGGCTGGTGGGTCTTAACCCTGAAATTCGGTCGCAAGTGCGCTTGGATTCGTTCAAGGATGCGTCGCCGCTTTACATGCCCGGCAAGGGCATCAATGCGGAGCCGTTTGGTGCGTTTGCTCCGACGTTTGACGAGCATCAATTGCGTTACCAGGACGCCGGCAGCGGTTATTTGGAACGGGTGTTGCCGTATGTCAATGTCTCGACTTCCACCGGTATTGCGCCGCAGATCAATTCCGCGTGGCTGAATGCGCGGTATGCGATTTCGTACATCATTCATCCCAAGGCGACGGTGTTGTTTACGCCCAAGCCCAAAAAGGTGCATGAGATGATCCCCACGATTAATTCGGCGATGTGGGGCTCGTGGGAGTACATCAATAATCCGGTGCTGATGTATAATCAGCAGGACGGTACGGTGTGCACCATCAATAACGAACTGCAATGGTACTTTTATTGGCTCTGCTATCTCGAACTTGGCTTCAAGTACGAACAACGTCCGTTGGTGCTGCCGATCTTGCACCTGATTGATGGCGCTGGCCAGGCGTGCATGGTGGATAATCCGATTTGCGGCTCGGTGCCGCAGTACGTGACGCAGAATCCGTCTGACAATCCTCCGACGTGTGCGGTGTGAGTTTAAGGGCGGCGTGGTGGAAGCACGCCGCCCCTTTTAAAAATGGCCACTCAACCGCAAGCTTTGATGGATGAAAAGTCCGGTATCGGCGGCTCGTCGGGAGCCGCGCCGCCGATGGATCAACGTCGCAAGGAACAGGAACAGGAGACGGTGGAAATCCCGCTGTCGGCCTTGGAGGGTGCGCCCAAGCCCGGGGCGATGATCCAGATGAAAGTGATCAGTGTGGATCAAAACGCCAATTGCGTTTATGCCGTGCCGGTGATGGGCGAAACGCCCGGGCCGGGCGGCAGTGACAGTTTGGCCGCAGAATTTAATCAACCGAAATCTTGATATGCCGACTTGCACAACCGCATCGCTAAACGTCGCCTGTTTCCGGGGCTATAATCTCACCCGGTTGCAGCGGCTGGCGTATAAAATTTGGTACGCCGCTAATGAATTGCAGGTGAACGGAGGCACGGATTACACGGGCCGTCTGACGCAGCCGGTCAATGGTACGAGTCTGTTGAATGATGCGGTGCAGCAGTTCGGCACGTATCAATGGAGCCGGGACAACTTGGACGCGGCGGAACTGGCGATTTATTACAACAACGCCATCAACGCCGGCGCGAGTGTCAGTAATGTGCCCAATACGGTCCAGCCCAAGGTGCGCCGGCTGGAACAGGTGGATGAAGATACCTTGATGAAAATGTTGATTTTGCTGGAGTGCCAGTTGGGTGCCGCCCGTAAACCGCCGCTGTAATGATCAATGGCTGTCAATTGCAATCCCGAAACGTTGGCGGGACTGATTCCTTCTTTGGTCAAACTGAAATGTGACCGGACGAGTGAAGCGGTCAAGACATGGTTGCTGGCCCAATTGGTGGGCAATTCGGCAACGCCGGAAAGTTTATGGGCGACGACGGTTGCCGCCGGTTACAACAAACTGACGTTGAAACAGGCGGACCAAGGGATTGTTTTTTTGGTGTGTCATAAGGCGGGTGGCACTTGTACGCCGGAAGCGTTGAACGCGGCGGCGGTCTCTTTGCAAAAGTTCACCTGGCAGCAATTCCAAGCGGCGATCATTTATTTGCTGGCGGTCGCAGGTAACCGCACGATCAACGCGGAGTCTTTTGCGAACAGTGCGGTCAAGCTGGGCTTTCAGCAATTGCCGATCAAGGCGATGCGGCAAATTCAGGCGTATTTGCTGGGGGTCTATGCCTTTGGCTCCCGGACTCCGAAACAACTCAACACGGACACGGCCTGCTGGCAGTGTCAGGGCCAGCGGGAATTGCTGGCCCAGGAGGTTTACGCTTATTGCCAACTGGCGTGATTATGAGTGAACCCAAAGCTGAAATCACTTGGCGGATCATCGGGACGGCCGGCTGGATTGCATTGTCGGCGATCCTGCTTTTTTGGATGGAGGATGTAAGCGCCCGGTTGGACAAAGTGTCCAACGAAGTGGCGAGTATTCAAGGTTGGATAGAAGCCCATAAAAATTGACGTATGAAAAAATATCTCGTTGCCGCCGCTACCGCCGCCATTCTGTTGGCGGGGTTTGAACTGAACGCCCAAGTCACGTCCAACATTGTGCAAAGTGCCGAATCGTTTTTTGGCACGTTCAACACGAACTATTCCTGGTCAACGGTGACCCTGGAAATGTCTTCGGGCTATGCTCAAGTGACGGGGGTTAACGCCGCGAGCAAGTTGGATGCGCAAATTGATTTTGGCAGTGCCAAGCAGTATGACGGTGGCTGTTCACTGCAATTCTCCGGGATCGGCTCGGCGGTCAACGGCGCGGAAGCGCGGTTTGGTTACGCCGTGCTGGAGCATTACGACACCAAGGTTGAAACGGTGTTGCAGGCGGGCTATAACGCCGAGGTGGCCAATGCCCGGGGCCAGTTGGTGGGTTCGGCCATCATTGAGCCGGCCTTGGAGTTCAAAAAGAAGCCCACGCCGAATACGTTTGCCATGCTGAAATTTTCGCTCCCGGTCAAGTTCGTCGGCAAGTTCAACACGAGCCCCACGATTGAGGCGGCGGCAGGGTTTACTTACTGATAACGGTCGAATGGGTCGCTGGAATCAGGATGTTTGTGAGCGTACCAGACCAGCCAAAGACAGATAAAAAATAAGGCCCAGCCCGCTCTTTTAAGCCACAATTTTTTTCGGGCTTCTGCTTGGTCAATCCGTCGCGTTAGGATTTCATTGATTCCCCGAACGGTCCTGATTTCCTGCTTCAATTCGCGGTTTTCCCGGATCATTAACATCCACGCTTCGCGGGTGGTGGCCGTTTGGGGAATGTCTTCGTTCATTTCAGGGGATGTAAAAGGGAATCGTCCGGGATAGTGTCCACCAAGGTTATCAGATGAATGATCCAAAGGCCGATGATCAATATGATCAACGACGTTCGCAAGGTGGGAACCAAGATCATGATATGTATATACATTATTCCACCGGGGCCGGCAAGTCAAAACCCCCCGGTCTTTCGACCGGGGGGTGGTGGGTGATGCGGACTTAACTACCGGGTAGGATAAATCAAGGCCAACTGGTTTTGACAGCATTCGTGCTGCAAGTCAATTGGAAATATCGGCCCGTGGCGGACATGACTGCTGCATTGGTGCCCCCCGGGGGTGGTGGTGGGACGGTGCCTTTGGCAATGACATTCGCGGTCGCGGTGTTCGTGGGAAAATTAATCACCGGCAACGGTCCATAAACGATGATGTAGCCGTTTTGATAGCCGGTGTCCAGATAGGCTTGCATGAAGTTCGTGCTTAACGCCACGCCGTTGGTGTAGGTGACCGTGGTGGTTAAGGGAACTGAATAATTGGCGTTGGCCCAACCGACGACGGTTTCGGCTTCCTGCCAGTTGCCGGCCAAGTTCGTGGTGGTCAACACCGTGAAATTGTAAATGGCAATGTACGGGTGAGTGGGGTCCAAAATTGGATCGGCCAGGGCATTGGTCGCGAGCCAAATGCCGATACTGGGTGTTTGGGTGAATCCCGGCATCGCACTGTCAACTTGCGAGCCGTTCGGTATAGGCTGGCCGTTGATGGAAATGAAGGGCGGCAAGGTTCGCACCGGTAAACCGGCGGTGTTGCTGACCAGAGCGCCGTTGGTGATATAAAAAATATTGGCCGGCAGTCCTACATTTGGGTTGATGTTCTGTGATCCCACGACGGTCAATTTGGGTTGGAGATTGCCGCTGCCTGACGGAGGTGCAGTTGGAGCCGATTTCCCGCTGTTCCCGCAATTGATCAAATGAAACGCGCACAGCGTGTAGATGATGAGATAAGCAGCCATGCCCAAAAGGATCATGGCAAGAATCAGCCACATGATGCACGCCACAATTTTACCGCTGGCTGTGCCTTGGCTGGCCGTAGTGACGTGCTGGATGATTGCGCCTGAACTGGTTTGGGTGGGAGCGGCTTCGCTGTTCATGGCGGCAAAGAGAGACAGCCAGACGGTGACGAGCCACCAAAGGAACAGCTTGTTAATATGGATGCCGCGCCGGTCAATGGTGAATTTCTGCCAGCGGAAAATCAGCAGGGCCAAGGCAACGGTGCCAAAGACAATTTCTGAAAGCAGCACCCCGAAGTGGAAGAAAACGAATTGATGATCTGAGTAACAAAACTGGCGAACTTGCCAACCGACGAGGACCGCTAAAACCAACAGGCAAATGTCAAAGATTAAGACGCGTTTGACTGGTTGTCGTTTGGCCCATGACTGAATTTTCTGAATGAGTGTTTTTTCTGATGGTTCATTTTGGTTCATAGATGTAACCCCTACCTTATTTGTTCGGATGGGGAGCCTTTCACAAATAAGGATATACATTTTGGCTTGATTTGTCCAGTCCAAAGGAATCAAGGCCCCGATGGCCCGACTCAAAAGCATTGACAAATGACAACGAATGTGACAACATCTTTTTTAGCCAGTGGGAATGCTAGGAAATAGCGGGGTTTTGCTTACTCTTTCAGAGTTGTTGAAAGCAAAAAGCGGGAAATGCGGTTTTAATCATATTCTGCTGGCAAAAACGAGAATAATCAATAGAATCAATACTGTTATGAGCATCGCAAATATCACCGAGTTAACTACCAGTACACCCCAAGATGCCCCTGTTGTGCCCACTGTTGTCACGGTGTTGCCACGGGTGGAAATGATCAAAACTTGCGCGGTCACGGTGACCAAATGTAACGAAAGAGGATATACACACAAGGTCCGTTATCCGAAAAATGGCCGGGTCTGTAAAAAGTTTTTTTATTCGGAGGCGGAGGCCAATGCCTTTGCCGCCGAGGTGCGCGGGGATGCCCTGACGAACCGGCAAAAATTGTTGCTGTTGCCAGCCGCTGATTTGGCGGCGTTGGGACTGATTTCGGATTGGGCGCAGAGTCGGCAACTGACGTTGACGCGGGTGCTGGCGATGTTGGAGTCTTCCAATTTTTCGGCGGTGTCGTCCCCGGCTATTGAGAAGGTGCTGGCGCAGTTGGTTGAGGAAATGGAGGCGGCGCACCGGGACGATGGCTATGTGATGACGTTCAAGCAGGACATTAAACGGTTTTACGGTGAGCAGAATCTCCGGGAAGTGTCCCGGTTCACGGTGGATGACATTATGCGGTATTTTAAGGGTAAAGCGCCCGGGTACAAAAAATCGCAGCGGTCCCGGTTGTCCACCTTGTTTAGCTATGCGGTGCGCAAGAAATATCGCCCGGATAATCCGTGTGATTTGTTGCCGATGCTTTCGATTAAAAAAGCACCGCCGGCGGTGTTTACCTTGGACGAGGTCAAGACGTGTCTGCGGTGGTTGCTGGATCATCCCAAGGGGTTGGCCTGGTTCATCAACACGGCGTTTGCGGGCATGCGGCCCCAGGATGAATCCTGTTTCACGGACTGGGATAAAATCAATTTTGAGGCAAAGTGTATCGTGGTGGAATCGAACGTTTGCAAAACGACGAAACGGCGGGTGGTGTACCCGGAGCCGATGGTGTTTGACTGGTTGAAAGTGGCCAAGGAGCGCGGGGCGCAATTGCCTTTGACGCTGCCGGAAATGAAGGCGGAACAGCGTGCCTTGCGCGGGGTCTTGGGCTGGGCGGCGTGGAAACAGGATGTGACCCGGCATAGTGCGGCTAGTTATTGGCTGGCCAAAACCAATGATGTGAAATTGGTATCCCGCTCGCTGGGGCATTCGGTGGACGTGCTGGAAAGCACGTATGACGCCCGGGTGTTTCAACCGGAGGGCGTGGCGTATTACGCTTTATTGCCGGCTGCCATTTTGTAAGAGATAATGCCATTTGCGATGCAGTTGGCGTTCTTGATGGCGGCGGCGTTTGCGGGTTTGCTGCTTGTACCAGTCGGCGGCACTTGCTGGCGTAAGGAGAACGATCTTAACAGTGTTTAAATGCATGGCGTGGGCTTGTTCACGGCTGCCAGGGCAGCGGCCACATTCTTGATCCAAGGGTCCGCCAAAGATCATCGTTTCCCAAAGGACAGGATTTTTTTCGTCTGGTGGAAATGACCAGCCATGGTCGATGCCCAAGAATACCGTGGAAATCCAAATGCCGCGAATCCGATCATCGCCTACGTGGCGCTCGGCGGTTTCAAACCATTTGGCCCATTTGCGAAGGTTCGGTTCCATGACTGGTTCGCCCCTATCATCCAAAATGTAATTGGTGAGGTTCAATTCGATCCTTTGACTTTGAGGTGCATCCACGATTTGTTTGAGGCCATGATTTTTTGCAGGGCTTTTTCGCAGTCGCCTTGGATCATGAGCTTGCCGATTGGTGGGAGTTCCACCATGCCTAAACCGAAAGCGATCTGCTGCATCGTGTATTCAATGCCACGAAGCATCATTTCTTCGGTTTCCACTATCTTCATGGATTTCCACGTTTTTACGTCGTCGCTGTCCCAAATTCGGTCATCTTTGTTTTCGCGAATGCGCAGGGTGACGATCCATTCTTCGGGCGCGGAATCGTAGCGCCAAACCAGGATGAGTAAATCGCCGCCTCGTGGTTTCTCGCGACAGGGAGGTAATGGCATGTTCCAAAGGCCCACGTAATAGCGCCCGGGTACAAAGATCATCGCCGGGTAATCCCACGGCAGATTTTGCGCCTTTTCCGGGGTCATTTTTTCAGCTTCTTTTTCGGTCATAAATCACGGTAAAAAGCATCAAGTTGCTCGGCGGCGTGGCAAGCTTTGATTGCGTTTCCTTCGTTCGCGGCGGCGTCTAATTGGATGAAATTGGCGCGGATTTGTTTGGCAATCCGGCGTCGGCGAAGGCTACGGTAAAGCATCCAGGAATAGCAGGCCACGACTGAAAGGTACGTTCCCAAGAAAAGTGCCCAGTATTTGGAATCGGTGGCCCAGTCTTGAATGATGTTAACAATGCTAAAACCAATCCACCAAATAAGCTCGCAACGATAGATCGTTACTCCGCGATTCTCCCATTTCAGGATTATATCCTGAATTTCAATGACGCGCTGACATTCGGGGCTCATAAAAGGATTGTCCTGGTTCTGGCTCGCTCATGTCTGGAAAGGAACGGTTGAACACGTTGGCCATGAACCAAGACAAAAAATTAACCTTTGGCGGGGTCGCCTCGGGTGACGCGGGCGTCTAAATTGCCTCCAATGAGGTCCAAGCCGGTTTCAATGACGGGCTTTAATGCCATGGCAAATACTTTTTCGATTTCGGTCGCTTCTTTCATGCCCTCGCTGCGGATGCGAACTTCGCAGTTGGGCAGTGGTCCGCCCGGAAATTCTTTAATGTCGATGATGATCTTCATTTGGTCCAGATTTGAATGATGTTTTTGTCCTGTTCTTTGGCGCGGGAGACGAGCCAAGGGAATTTAAAGGTCTGGTGGGGTAGTTTTAAAATGCGCTTGTTGCGGTGAACGATTTCGTTGCCGATGTGGATGTAGGTCTCGCAATTTTTGATGATTTCTTCTTCGCGGGGGCCAACGATGCTGCCTTCTTCGTCGCCGGGGAGCCAGCGTTGGGTGACCCACGCGCCGATGACTACCTGTGGCTTGAATTTTTTGACGGCGGTTTGGGCGTCCATTTTCAAAACGTCCGGGGGCGGGGTGGTGCCGACTTGGCCGCAGGCTTTCATTACGGCCTTCACGCTCGGGTCGTCGGCTTGTACGTGTGAATCGGTCATGGGTATGCCCAAACGATAACCGAGGTCGCCCATGCCGGCAGCAATCTCCAGCGCGGTGCGGGTGCCGATTTGTTCCCGGAGCCAGTCCAGCAATTCACCGGTAATGACGTTGTAACGGGCATGGTCATGGCACCAGACGCGCAGGGCGGCGGGGGTCATGTAGGTGCGATAAAAATAGCTGTTGAGCGGGTACATGCGCCGGTTGTCGTCTAAAAGGATACTATTGAACAGTGTCATTTCGCCGGGATCAAGCTTTGGCAGGATTTCAAAGTGCATGGGACGCGTGCTTTTAAATGTCGTGAGCTTCGGCTTCGTTGACGACGGGAATGAGCATTTTTTTGACTTGGTGACCCACTTTTTGAATGACCATTTGGGAATAGGGGCTGATGCCGTTGCGGTAGTTGTAACCGCTGATGCGCCGGTCGGGCGGTAAATTTCGGTTGAACCGCCTTAAACGATAAGCGACTTGACCAAGTTCGATCCCCAAGGTGTTGGCAATGGTTTGGTGGGTCAAGCCCATGGCCGCTAAAACCAAAACGCCCCAGCATTTGGGATCACGGCGAAAGTCCAGATGATCAAAATCAGCGGTGTTACGGGTCCAGGGAATCGGCGGGGACGGTATTCGGTAAACCGCGAGTTTGTTCGGTTTGAAGTGGGCCATGAGTTTAACGGGTTTGGTCGTTGACGAGTAGGCGAACGTTCGTCGCTTGTTCGCTTAAGGCAATGGGAAAAGCGCATCGCAGGCAATCGAACAGGGGTACGCCTTGGGCCTCGGCATAGGCCCGGGCCGCATAGCCGCACCGGGGACAGAAATTAAATTCAACCGCCGGCGTTTCCGGGGGGGGTAAATCGGCTTTCGGTGCGGGGGGTGTTTTGGAAACAGCCAAATCGGTTTTGCGGGTGTAAGGTTTGCGGGCGGCTTTTTGTTTCAAGGCTTTGCCCATTTTGCTGCTAAGTGCCCGTTGGATGGTGTCTTGATCCAAATGGGGCCAGGCGGTTTTGGCTTCCTCGGCAATCTCTGGAAATTGAACCAATACTTGCGTCCAATTGGTGTGCCCTTGATCGTTTCGAGGAAAGTCGGCGTGGTGTTCGCGTAAAAGATCAAACAGGTGAGCGAGTTTGGTGCGGCCATCGCTCCCTTTTTTGGGGGTGCCGACGTGATCCGCCCCGGCAATTTCCGGCAATTCGCCTTCTTTGCGCATCATCATGCATAATTGTTGAAAATGAAGTTCCACGTCCGCCGCCCAATACATAAGTTGGTCGTAAAGTTCAGGGTGTTCAACCTTGATTCTTTTCCAAGCAATGCGCCCGTTTTCGTCTTTGGCCAGTTCATAGGCTTTTTTGACCAGTACCTTGACCATGGCCCGTTCTTGAGAGGTTTTGGGCCAGGTGGCGCGGGAACTTTGCACGGGGGTGGTGGCAGCGGGCGGAGGGGTTTCGGTGAGGGTGTCCATATTTAGTTTTGTTGGTGTTCGAGGAGTTTTTTGACGCGTTGCACCATTTGTTCGTGCATTTTTAAGGCGTCGGCTTGGGTGCCTCCGCATGAAAGCGTGTCGTCGTGCAGGGGGCCGCTGTGTACTTTGGTTTCCCAAATGGGCGGATCGACCAGAACAACGTCCCCAAAGAGGCAACTTTTAAACTCGGTCTTGACGTGCCATTTGCCAATTTGGGTGACGGCAATGGTGGTGCGGTGCGTTTCAAGCCAGTCGGCCCATTCGGTTTCAGAGACTTTCTTGGGTTTGCCTTGGTCATCAAGAATGTAGTGTAACATTATTTGGGTTTGGGAATTTCGGGGTGGTTTCTTGGGCGTCCCCGGGGACGCCGCAAGGTGGGTATTATTTTGCGGATTTCCGTCAAATCAAATTCGTGCAGGTTGCGGACCAACAGCCGGAAAAGATAAACTTGGGCGCGGGTGTTTTTCTTGTCCACGAGGTTGGCCAGGGCCCCGAGGACTTCAAAGGCTTCGCCGTCAGTCATGCCCCAGTTTTGCGCGAGGCGGTGAATGTTTCCGCGTCCGCGTGGCGTGAGTTTGATATACACGCCAATGAGACGCGGCGGTTCAGGGAGGATTTTCTCTTCGATCATTTGAACAAAATTTCCGTTTTTTTTGTTAGCCAAGCCGCGTCGTTATTGGGTTTTTAAATTAAATGTATATCTGTGTCAACACATTTTACTTCACGGTCGCGGTGTCCGTTGGTAAAAACATATATCAAACGATATACATTTATGCAAGGCGAAAAAATCAAGGTGCAGCGCCGGAAGCGGGGGCGGAAGATCGGGGTGTTTGTCCGATTGGAAAATGCGGCCCTGCTTTATATCAAGCGGCGGGCGGTGGAACTGAAAATTTCGCAGGCGCAGTTTTTGCAGAATGCGGCGGGTCTGGCCGGGCCGGATATGCCAGTGAAGTTCAAATTTGTGTTTGATGCGGCGTACCAAGGCAAGCCGGAGCGGCCCCGGTGGAAGACGGTGCAACAGGCGTTGAAGCATATATGAACGCCACCGCACCCATGGCGGAGGCCCCGGAGGCCCCGGCGGTCCCGCAAATCCCCGGCTGTCTGCCGCAAGGTTATGATGAAAATTCCATGCTGACGTTGCCGCAATTCGCCATTTGGCGGCAGATTTCTTTGAAGACAGCGCGGCGGCGTCAGGCGATTACGCCGGGGTTGGATCGGAAATCCGAACGGGACGTGCGCATCCATGTGAAGTCGTACTTGGCCAGGGCCATCAAGCGGTGAGGCCACTGCTGGCCTTTGGGGGAAAACCGTGCGACAGGCTCTGAAAGATAACTATTTAAAATATGAGGCTGAGAAGCCTGCGCGGTTTGACGAACAGTTTTTTGGAACGCGAGTTTACGAAGGTCAGACTCATTAAACTTGAACCGACTTATCCGGGTTCCATCCCGGATGATCCTGCTGATATGCCTTTTGAAATTGAAAATAATGTGCCGGTGCCGGGCCGCTTGTTTGCCATTCGTAAACAGCATCTCTTTGATCTGACGGAGGCCATGAAAAAAATGAAAATTGGCCAAAGCATTTTTATGCCGATGATTGAGCCGGTCCGGCAGTCCATCGCGGTGCGGTGTCATATTGCACGCATTACCAAAAGTATGCCGGGCAAGTTATTTACCACCCGCGTCATGAAGGATAAGTCAGAACCAACGGGCCTGCGTATCTGGCTATTGGAAGACCAAGCAGAGCCTGGACCCAAGGGGGGAGTCTTGCGCGACGGGCTTTGAAAGATACCAACCAAAATTTATGACTAAATTACGAGGCAAAGACCCAATGACGGTTGAACCGATGAAGCCTAAGCTGGTGATTTTCGGGGCCAGTGGTGTGGGCAAAACCTGGTTCGCGCTGTCCTTTCCCGCCGTTTATTACATCGACACGGAAGGGGGCGCAACGCGGGAGCCGTACAAAAAACGGCTCAAAGAATCCGGGGGTCAATACGTCGGTCCCGAAGAAGGGGCCAATGATTTTGAAGTGATCATTTCGGAAGTCAAAACGCTGGCGGTGGAACGGCACGCCTATGAAACGCTGGTGATCGACTCCATCACCAAGCCGTTCATTACGGCGATTGCCACCGAGGGGGAACGGCTGGGGGATCGTAACGCGTTTGGCGCGGATAAAAAACCCGCCGTGCAATCCATGCGCCGGCTGATTGCGGCGATTCATCGGCTGGACATGAACGTGATTTTCATCGCGCATGAGAAAGCAGAGTGGGGGGTGGATAACAACGGGCAGCGTTCGGAAGTGGGCAAGGTGCCAGACACTTATGAAAAGCTGATTTATGAACTGGACTTGGCGGTGCGGGTGGTGAAGCGCGGGCCGGTGCGCCTGGGGATCGTCACCAAGTCGCGGCTGACGGGTTTCCCGGAAGCGGAATCGTATCCGCTGGATTACGCGCATTTCGCGGAACGGTATGGCCGGGACATCATCGAAAAACCGCACCGGCAAATTGTCCTGGCGAGCGCGGAACAGGTGGCGGAAATCGCCCGCTTGGTGGACCTGCTGAAAATTGAACCAGCAGTCATCGAAAAATGGCTGGAAAAAGCCAATGCGGAAAACTTCGGCGAGTTTAACACGGAACAAGCGGCGAGGGTGATCGAATCTTTAAAAGCAAAAATCAAGTAATTATGGCCTATCAATTTACCCCCAAGACCGAGGCGGAAGTGCAAGAAGCATCCCTTTGCCCAAAAGGTCTCAACCCGTTTACGGTGATGGAATCGGCCGAGACGGTGAGCAAGTCGGAAAAAAATGCGGGCAAGCCGTTGATCAAACTCAAACTCAACATCCACGGGGAGGACGGCGATTATCATTGTTATGAGTACATTGCCGACTGGTATCTGCCACACAAATTCCGCCATTTCTTTTTTACCATCGGTTTGGGGTCGGCTTATGAAGGCGGCGTGATTGATGCGGCGAATAATGCCTTGGCGGGCCGTTCGGGTTGGGCGGATGTGGGGATAGAACCGGCGAAGGGTAACTTTCGCGCCAAAAATATCATCCTGGATTTTAAACCGCAGGGGCCGGACAAGGTGGCGGCTTCGGCGGCGGCTCCAACTTACAAGGCAATGGCGCAACCGGCAGCCGGGGCGTCAGTCACAACGACAACGGCGAATGTTTTGCCGGCAGATGATGACGTGCCGTTTTAACCAACAAATTCAACCAAAAAAATTATGAATGAACCACAAACCATTGACGGCGGTTTTATCCGCACGTTGCAAACTCACCAGAAGGGCAAAGTCATTACTGACGTGTCCGAAGCCATCCGCGCCGTCACCGCCGCCGTGCGGGAACATACCAAACCGGGCAAGGTGATTCTTACCATGACGATTTATCCCGCCGCCAAGGGGGAGGAATGCGCCTTGGGCTTTGAATGTGACGTGGTGGAAAAGCTGCCACGCAGTGACGCGTTCGCCGGCCTGTTTTTCGCCGACGATCATAACAACTTGGTGCGGGAGAATCCGCAGCAACAACAATTGCCGGCGTTGCGGGCCATGGTGTCCAGCCAGGACGACGAACAAGCGAATCAACAAGCCAAACAATTATGAGCGAATTACTAACTGAAACGATCAAGCATTTGATGGCTTTGGGGGCGACGCACACGACGCCGCAGGGTGTCAAAACGGACAATGGCGAGAGTGATCCGTTTGTGGTGCTGCCAAAGGATATGTCTGTCCACAATCTGAAAGACGTTTTCCCGCCGCAGCGGATCGAACGCCGGGTGCGTTTCGACGAGGCCGGATCGTTCTGCGCTTATCTGAACCGGTTCAAGTCACCGCAGACGCAGATTTGGTGCACGGTGGACGATGACTTGGACGCCGAGTTTATCGCCATCTTGGATTATCACGGGCCAGCGCCGGAACTGCGCCCGGCGGCGTGCCGGCATTTCGCCACTTATCCGGTGATTCAAACGCCGGAATGGAAAGCGATCACCAACAGCAACCGCCGCAATTTTTTTCAGGTGGAATTTGCGGCATGGCTGGAGGACAACGCCAAGTTGTGTCTCTCGCCCAGCGGCGCGGATTTGCTGGAACTGGTGCGCGATCTGCACGGGCATCGGAACGCCCGGTTTAATACGGCCATCCGCCTGGATAACGGCGCGTATTCGGTGCAGTTCGATGAGGACATTGTCATCAAGGGCAACGCCACAACCAAAGCCGGCGAAATGGAATTGCCCCGGGAGATCAAGTTCAAGGCGGCGGTGTTTTTGGGCGGCGAGCAATTTGAAATCTTGGCCCGGCTCAAAACTCGGTGCGAAAACCGGTCGCTGGTGTTGTTTTACGAAATCGCCAATCTGAACGAAATCCGGCGCGAAAGCCTGCTGGCCTTGGTCAAACAGGTCGAGAAGGAAACCAAGATTTTGCCATATCTGGGGGCACCATGATCAAGGTCTTGTTATTCCGGCAACATAAGGATGATCCGCTGGACCGGATCATCCAAGATGTGACGCGCTCGCCGTACACGCATGCGGCGTTGCTGGTCGATCCGTCAACAAACACGATTAGCGAGGCGTATTTTCCGCATGTGAGGCGGCGTCAACTCGCGGACGCGGAATTGCCGGGGATTGATGTGTTCATGGTGTCCACGACTTACCCGGCATTCACAGACCTGACGGACGCGCAGGTTGCCGCCGTCTTGGATCATTGCGCGAAGTCGGAAGCGGAAAAGGAAGGTTATTCGATTAGCAACCTGTTTCGCTTTTTGCCCGGGTTCACGGAATTAATCGGCCAAGCGACGGATGACGGGCACACGTCAGCGGTGTTTTGTTCCCAGTATGTCATGGACTCGCTGGCGGCTGCCGGTTTGAAATTGCTGAACACGTCCGGTTACGACGTTGCGCCGGGTAACTTGGCTTGGTCGCCGTTGCTGTTTCGGGCGGCGGCACCCTTGTTGCCGCTGGACCATCCGCAATATATCGCGGCATGAAGGCAGTTCCCTACAAAATCGAACGCCAGCGGCTGCACCACGATCTGAAAAACATGCGCAAGGTGATGGATAGTTGTGTGCGGCATGGCCGTTGGGTGGCGGCGCGGGAATGTTGTGAGCGCGTGGGCCTGTTGATCCGCCATTTGCAGTTGCTCGAAATTCAACGCGCCAATGAATCGGAGTCGTGAAAAGCCAGGTGCGCATTTTTAACGCGGTGTTAGATCAACACTCTTTGCCGTTGCCGGTGACGGAACATCGGTTTGATCCGTCGCGGCGATGGCGGCTCGATTTTGCTTGGCCGAAATTCAAGGTGGCGTTGGAGGTCCAGGGCGGTATCTGGACGCGGGGCCGGCACACTCAGGGCGCGGCGTTGCTCAACGAGTGGGAAAAGCTTAACGCCGCCGCCATGGCGGGCTGGCGGGTGTTATTCGTGCAGCCGGTGGACTTGAACCGGGCCACGACGATTTTTATGTTGAAACAAATTTTGCGATGACTCAAGGCGTACTCGATTTAAGTGAAATTCGGCGAAGCTGGATTGAGGAAAACAAACCAGTCGTGCTGGCGTTTTGCCGTCCGGGGGCCAGATTCACCACGGACGACTTGCATCCGCTGTTCACCCGGGAGCCGGAAATTCCCAATTGGATCGGATGCATGATGCGGCAACTGGCTTACCGGAAAATCATTCGCCGGGTTGGTTATACGGCGAGCCAGCGGCCCGTCTCCAATGGCCGCGCCATTGCCGTTTGGACGTTGAACGAGTCTTGATATGCCCCAACGATTTTTAAGGCCGGGAATCACGACCAGCGCCGCCTGGAACGCCGTCAGTTTTGAAGCGCAAAGTTTGTACGTGCGGGTGCTTACTTTGGTGGACGATTACGGGCGGTATGATGGCCGAATTTCCATTCTCCAAGCTCATTGTTTCGCGTTGCGGCCTGATATTTCTTGCCAGCAAATGACAGCAATTGTCAGCGAGTTGACAGCAAACGGACTGCTCTATTTTTATACAGTGGATGGTAAGGAGTATTTGCAAATGACTAAGTGGAAAGAACGTACACGGAGTCCAAGCAAATTTCCAAGCCCGGTGACAACAAATGACAGCGAATGTCCGCAAACCGCAGCAAATGATTGCCTCCCTCGCCTTCGTCCCTCGCCATCGCCATCGCCCTCGCCATCGCCATCGCCGCTGCAAATGCCAGCGGCTTCGCCTTCGGCAGCGTCCGCGCCACCGCCACCGGCAGCGCCTTCGCCGTCGCCTGGCTCTCTCTCTGCCGTCGTGGCTTCACTCACTGAAAACATGAAACCTGAACCGCCTTTGCGCCTCGGGGCGCTGGACAACCTCAAAAGCGGAATTGCTGCGATGTTCCGCCGGCCGGAAAATGAACCGTGGTCCTACCTGGAGGAATCGTTGCTGGCCGAGATTGGCCGGCGTCCCGCCGTGACCGCTGAGTTTCAAATCATCGTGAACTTTCGCCGCCGCACGCCGCCGGATGATAAAAAATTTTTGCCGCAGTCAGTCCAAGCGTTGCTGGAAAACTGGACGAAGACACTCGACCGCGCCCGCAACGCGCCGCGCCTCACCCCGGAGTCCACCGCCGGCGCGGTGTTTAAACCCGCCCCGGATGCCAAGCCGATCACCGAGGAGCAACGCGCCGTGATGGCCGAACAACTGAAAGCACTGAAAGCAGAAATTAAAAAGCCCGGCGGGTGAGGCCGGGCGGTGGTGGTGCGGATCGTTTATTTTTTCAGTTTGGCTAGAGCGCGGCTGGCGCGTTCCCTGATTCCGGGCATTTGCGGTTGTAACTCGAAAAATTCTTCTTCGGTTAAACATGATTTGGTGTTGTTGCATTCCTTACACGCGCCAATCCGATTGGTTTCCGCATTCGTTCCGCCGCGCCCATACGGCATCCGATGATCAATTGACCATTGACTGAACTCAACCCACTGCTGGCAATAGTGGCAGATACCACTTTGATTTTTATAGAGGCGTTGCCGAAAATTCAGAGCCGCCAGATGTTTTTCGCGGTTCGTGGCTGAACCTTCTTTTATGGCCGGCGGTTGGATTTTCTTTTGACCTTGTAACACGTCCAGCAGCGATTGCGGCACACAACGCCAGTCAATGAAGTTCTTTCCTTCAAAGTGGTACACCGGTTTGAATTTAAAAATTCGGCCAAGCGCGGTCCAGTTGTTGGCGTTGACCAACTTCTTAATTTCGGCGCGGGTGAGCGTTAAATTTTTGACGCTGTATGGCCATCCGGTCATTTTCTCGTGCACGCTCATATCTTCGGCGGGGTTGGTTCCGGTTTGGGCCAGCGTTTGGCGCGAGCCGCTGTTAATCGGTCCTTGCGGAGCGCGATTTGTTCGGGCGTATAAGTTTTGGGTTTGCCGCGTGCGCGTTTGCCGAGCGCCACGGCGGCAGGGTTTTTTTTGGGTGTGATCATGTGGTTAAGGTTTTAATGCAATGACGAACCTTCTGCCGGACCAGCGTTGGCAATTCTTCATCCGGCCAAGTGAGGATAGATTCTAAAACGCCAACTAACCGAGTTTTGTTATCAGGAACGTTTTCGATTTTGGTTAGCTGCAAGTCGCCTTGCGCCCGCAGATATTCCAGCAGGGCGCAAAACTCCGCGTCTGGAATTACGTCCGATGGTGTAAGACGCAAATCTTGGAAGCGTTCAAAGTCTTCCCGATCTTCAGTGCTGCAAATCAATTCCAGCGACTGGTCCGCGTTGTAGTACGTTTCCAACTCCGGGGAACGTTGGGACGCGTGAATGCGAAACTGTTTTCGCCGCTCGCGCTTCCCGCCCTTGGTTGCGAAGGTGAGTTTGATCATAGTTTTTAGTTTTGGTCGCGGATTTGCAGATACAGAATGATGAACGCGGCGATTGTCGTCGCGCTCATGCCGATGATTAAAAAGTTCATAAGCAGAAATATCCCAGTTCGCGGAGTGATTTCCACGACTGGGGATTCAATTCGGTTGCGCGTCCCAAAATGATATGGTCCGTAATTTCAATTCTAAGCAACTGGCCAGCACGGATCATATCCCGCGTTACCTTGATGTCGGCTTCACTTGGTGTAGGGTCGCCGGATGGATGATTGTGAACACAAACAATTGAATGGCTGTTGGCAAGGATGGCAGATTTGAAAACTTCCCGGGCATGGACTAGCAACGTGTCGAGCGTGCCATTTGAAATGACTTCAAAGCCAATCGGCTTACGGCGAACGTTCAAATGAACCACGATAAAATTTTCCACGTCCGGGCGATAAGTCAGACTCTTTTCGAGCATGGGCGTTAAGTAGTCAACAATGGCTTGCGGTGTGTCCAGTGTTACCGTATCGCGCAACGGCGCATCTTGTAACCGCCAGATTTTAAATTCAGCACCGTTCAATTTGCGGAGAATGTAAGAGGTATCCATAAAGGTTAAATGTTGTTAATTACCACGGGCGAAAATCTTGCGGGATGCGTTGGTAAATTGTTTCGCAGTGATCTTCCAATTTTTTAGCCATGGCAATGTCACCTGCCAATCGGAATTGCATGGCCGTTCCTTTGGCGTCTGCATATCGCGCCAATTCCATGAGCAAGCCAGACAAACGTTTTAAATCAATCTTGGCTTGCGGCATTTCGGTTGCGTCCATTGCGTCCAAGTTTGGAAGCGCGGCTATTACTTCGGAAATAATTTCAGTCATAAAATTTAAAAGTAAGTTGCGGACGCCCGGACATTCTCCGGGCGTCCGCGTTGTGATTAGCCGTTCACTTGGTTCAGCAGTTTGCCTGCCCGGGTTTCCAAGTCCACGCGAGCGTCAACGAAGTCAAAGCCGCGAGCGTAGGCCGTCAAACCTTGGACGACTTGCCACAAGGTTTTGCATTCCCCTTCTTCCGCTTTGGCAAAATCGTAGCACCCGGTGATTTCCGATTTTGTGAATTTGCCGGACTTGTTCAAAAACGCGGTGAGCGTTTCCCGGTCTTTGCAAACGATCATGGCTTGCGCCTTGCCAATCGCAGTCACTTCCGCTTGCGCCGTGCTGTTGGCATAAGCCAGCAAAGCAGGGGCGGCTTGTGAATCGAAACGATAGGGACCGTTTTGAGTGTGGCGGATAATTAATTCGTTAACATCCGTGGCACCCCAGATAATGTGATTGCCGCAAACTTCGTTGAACAAAAAAGTTTTCAAGCTGAATGATGCCGCGCCGACTTCGGAATTTTTGACGATGAAACCCCGGTTCAATTGCGCACGCGGACCAACATCCAAACGTGAACCGCCATCAATCATAAACATGAATACGTCCCGGTCAGAAGCGTACAAGCCAGACGGGCGTTGCTGCCCGCCAACATACGCTTTCGGATTGTAAAACTTGTTGCCCGTGCGTTCCACAATCCGGCCAACGCAGTCAACGGCATCCGCGTCCCAGATACGCCCATAGGTTGGCGAGGTCACCGCTTGCAAGGTGTTCACTCCACCGTCCTCACTTTCAACAGTCATGAATTTAACCGCCTCACGCGATGCGTTGCGCACGCCATTATTCAGACAATCGACAAGCAACGGTTTTGGCAACGTGCGCAGATAAGACGCGGGCGCTTTCAAGATGGTTGCCAGTTGTGTGAATGACCAGTGCGAAGGTTCGCTTGGTTGGATTGTGCCATTGATTGCCAGTGTTCCCGCTTCGGTGGTTTTGGCTTCAATGCGCGTCACGTCAATGTCAATTGATTTGCTGCGCATGCGCCGACTGTTGACCGACTCACGCAAAGCCGCCAACGTTTCAAAACGTTCATCGGCGGGACGGGTTGCCCATTGTGCGCTTGCATCCATTAGGTTATTTGTACTCATGTTATTTTTTTGCTGTGTCCCTAGCAGGGGATTTTTGCCGGTGTGTTTCGGAATATTTCCGCCTTATCACCGGCAACCATCGCAATTAATATCACATAAGCGGTTGTGTGTGTCAACTGGAAATTGACATTTTCCGGATATACGTTTTAATTGAGGTATGTTGGCACCGCCATTCACGCCAGAACTTGCCAGAAAATTGCAAAGCTATTCCGTTGAAGCCAGACGGCGGAATAAAATTGAGAAAGAAATGGCAAATGCGATTGTGCCGATTGATCCGGCCAACAAATCACAGGTTGCGTGGTTGCGTTCAGAGATGGATAGAATCGGGCGATTAATGAGCAAGGAAACGGATGCTAAACAGTTGGCGTTTTTTGCGTCCGCTCACGCGAAACTTTTTGCGGCGTGGCAGGTCTTGACCGGAACGGCGAATCCAGGCAGCCGAAAGACGAAGGCCGGACCAGCGAACCGGCAAATCCCGGCTGCGCGGGACGCTTGGGAAGCGACAAATGTCGCTCGTCCGGTGGCAACTGAAATGACTACGCAAGCTTACGTTATTCAGGAAACCAAGCAAAACCCTTGAAAACACACTACTTCTCAAAAGCAGTGCGCAAAACAAAACGCACTACGATTCGATTTAAGGCGTTTTGTTTTGGCGCTCGACTCAGAGTAGCGGACGCTTTGCGCTCGTTTCTTCCGCGTGTTGCCACGCTTCGTCCGCGTGTTGTGTGGCAACACTTAAGCATGCTTTTTTCGCCGCAGACCGTCCCCACGGGGTGCACCCCCACCCCCAAGCGCGAAACCCACCCCACTCCCCACTACCCCCACTTTTAACCAAGCCCCATTTTTCAAATGAAAAAACCTTCCCCTCTTTTTCATCCCTGCTCATGCACCGCCTACAATGGTCGTCAATGCTACAACTGCTTGAACGGTGCTCACAACATTTGTGAAGCCCGGCGCGGCTGTCGAGTGAGAACCAAAAACATCGGGTTACGGATTATTTTCAGTCCGGCAAAACTTTAACCCAACCCCAATTTCCAAATGAGCCAACCCATTGAACCAATCTACCGTCTCATCGGCGCGAAAATAGAACAGACCCGCACCCTGCTGGGCTGGACGCAAGATGAACTGGCGAAGAAAGTTTTTCTGACTCGTGGTTCGGTGGCCAACATTGAATTGGGCCGGCAAAGAATTTTGCTTCATGACGTGGAAAAATTCGCACTGGCATTCAACATGCAGCCCAAGGCGCTGCTGCGCGGTATCTGGTGTTGAGCTATATGTCCCAACCGCTCCAAACCTCGTGGTTCACCTTTGGCCAAGATCATGTCCACCACCATGGCGACGTGTTGCTCGACAAGGACATCGTGGTAAAGATCACGGATCAAGACCCGCGCTTGCGAATGTTTGAACTGTTCGGGCGCAAATGGGCGGAAGAATATAACCGTGAACCGGACCTGTCTTATTATCCGCGTGGTGTGATTGAACTATGAAGCCCTTCCCTCCCGCCATTCAATGTGAAATCAATCATCACGGCTGGTACGGCTTGCAGCATGAGGCCGGCGGCTGGCTGGGAAATAATGATGGTTGTTACACGTTCGAGACGGAATCAATGGCCCAAGCGGCCCTGGACTGGTTGAAGCAAAAGGCCCAGCCACATGAGTTAAAAGTTATGTGTCGGATATTCCATCCGGTTGGCCCTGGCACTAAAAAAGAAAATCTTCGGGAGCGGGTGTTGTTGGATGAAACGGGAAAAAATTAAAAATTATGAGTGAAATCTCCGAACTTCTCTCCTTCAAAAAGTCTCTGGTCCGCGATGAATTAATCCGCGACCTTTTGGCCCTGACGGAAAGTTTGAAAGCTGATTTCGTCAAGGTCAAACCAGTCCATGATCGGTTGTCCATCGCCAACTGGGAAGGCACGATGGAAGTGTTGGACCTGATGATTGCGCAGCATAAAAAATTGCTGGCTGATAATGGCGATCACAATTGTCCCAGCCATATTGATCCGACGTTTATCAAAAATATGGCGGGTGAAATTCAAAAGCAATTACCGGACGGCTGGGGTTTCCTGCTGATGGCGGCTCCGTATGGGGATGGGAAGGGCTCCTTGATTTATACGTCCACGATGCGCCGGGAGGATGCGTTGCGGGTTTTAAAAGAATTCCTTCTCAAAGCCGGCGCGGCGGAAGATTGGATGAAGCATTTTAAATGACCATGGACCCCAAGGAAATCATCGCTTCCAACGCGCTGGCCAACGATCAGAAAGTAATCGACGCCCGGCGAAAATCGTTGTTGATGGCACGTTCGGATCGGTGGCGTCCGCTGGTCAGGCAGACAGGGAATCAGGCCACAACTTTGGCCGAATGTATTCAATGGATGAACGATCTTTATTGCGTGAATGTCCGTCGCTACCCGGACGGCTGGCCCTTGGGCGGCGGGCAATGGGCATCACTGGGCATTTCCACGTGTGACGGTTCACCTCGTCACGACTGGCGGGAATTTCAGTTGATCAAGAATGAAATCTGCGGGCCGGAATGGGAAGCGATTGAGTTGTATCCAGCCGAATCCAGGCTGCTTGATCCAAGCAATTATTATATTCTGTGGTGTGCGCCGAAGATCCCGGTGGGCATGTATAAACCGCGTCTGGTGGTGGGCGTGGAAAAATGTATTGCGCCGCAACGGGGATGGCGTCCCGGCTTTGAACCGGAAGGAATCATCAAATGAGTGAGCCCACCGACAAGGACGAACTGTTGAAAGGCATTGAATACCTCCGGGAATATTTCCGGCAACATCCGACTGAAACCGGGGTGGATTTTTGGATGGGCTATGTCTGTGGCACGGCGCTTAAACTTCAAACCGAGCGCGACACGCTGATTGAAAAGCTGATTAAGTCGGTGGATGTTGTCTATCGGCGGTGTGCAAATTCAAGCGATCTGGATATTGCGCTGGCTGGCGGGGCAACTGTTCAAGCGTTCTGTGATATTTTGCAAGTTATGCGCATCCGCTACGACCCAATCACCGGCCAGCGGGAGGAGATCAAATGACCATCTGTCCGATTCATTCTGTCCGCCAGCCGGATTGTCTGGATTGCAACGCCGGTCAATACCGGCATGATCGGCGCTGGACGGTATTGATGATGGCAGCAATGGGAATCAGCTTGGCGCTGCCTTTTCCCATGAACTGCGTGCAGTTTATTTTGTGCGGCTTAAGTTTGGCCGTGCGCGTGCCCCGGATGTTAAGGATCAAAAAATGAAAACCTGTGTTTACTGCGGTGAGGAAATCAAGCCGGGCGAATCCGTCCATCAAGAATTTCACGTGGAATGTTTTTGGCGCGGCATTTTGGGATCGGTGGGGCATATTCGCAAGCAGTGTTCGTGTTATGGTGGGACGGAGGGTGATCCGGCGGGGATGACATTGCGCATGGCGGCGAAGGCCGCCATTATGGAATATGCCAAATTTTTGGAAGAGCAAGGACATGAGATTGTGGCCGGTTCTCCTCTTGACCGGGTGCGGCGGTGTGCCGACACCGCCGCTGCCGCCGGTGCCGATGATCCAGCCGCAAAGCCGGATGACCATAATTGAACCGGTGCCGCCGGCGACAAATCGCTTGATATACATTTCGTGGTGGCAGAGTATGCCGGGGCAGGTGGGGTTTACGGGGCTGGTGAGTTGCACCAACCTGGCCGCGCCGGTCTGGCGGGTGGAAGTGCAATGGCAGATTACCGGGATGAGCAATGAATGGGTGACGACCAACGATTGTCCGGCAAAATATTTCCGGGCGTTTAACAACCAGATTAGTTTATGAGTGATCCAACCAATATTGTAACCCGCGAGGCGACGACCGAAGAAACCGCTCTGCTGTACCAGGAAACCATGGCGCGGCTGAATGAGGCGTTGGCCAAGGTGCTGCCAGTGCTGGCCCAGAAGACTTTTATCATGGGTAATGATGAGGCTTTTGTGGCGAACCTCCGAACTGTCTGTGGCACCGCGTCCAAACTCCTTCAAGACATTCCCGGGCTGCTGACGCAAATCGGACTATTACAGGGCATGCTCGACACGGAAACGGGTGTGGTCAAGGGATTGCAGGCCAAAAATGAAACGTGGGCTTTGGAAGTGGCCAAATTGAATTTGGAAATTGAACGGTTGACGGCGGTGGGAACGGTGGACCCCCGGGCGTTGCTGGAGAAACGCGGTTACACGTTCCGGGCGGAACGCTGGCATCCGCCGACGCCGACACACCAAGTACAGGAGGACGAACACAAGGCCCTGGCATTTCTGCACGGCAGCCTGCGGCACGATTTGGAACGGCCATGAAAAAATCCTTCCAATCCAAAGGCGGTCACGCCCGCGCCAAGGCGCTGTCGGCAGTGGAACGCAGGGTGATTTCCAGTAACGCGGCCAGAGCCCGCTGGAAAGCTGTCAAACGATTTAGCGGCGTGGACGATTTGATTTTTCATACGACCGGCCCCACGTTCCAATTATACTGGCGCGAAATGCAGCGACACCGGGCGGCATTGCGGAAAATTTATGCCGGCGACAAGCTGCACCATTGCGAAGCCGTTGAAATGGGAACTTTGAGCCGGGTGCATCCCGGCAAACGCTGTTTGATTGTCACCTTCACCGAATGCGCGTTGTGCGGGCGGGATATGACCCAGGAAACCATAAACGGAAAGAAAAAATAATGCCCTTGATCATTACCATCAAAGTTAAACAGGCCGGGGACGGGAAAATTGCCATGGGTGCGGGAGTGGCGGAGGTGGAAGGCGAGCCCGTGACGGCGCTGGAAGAAAGTTTTGTGCATCATCTTTTGGATAAACTGGCCGAGGGTGAAAAAGTCCTGGCCACCACGGTGGTGTTACGCGATCCATCCGCAGAAGGCCATTGACAAAATCGCCACAATTGGATATACATTTTTGCGGGCACCCGTCCTCTTATTACCCGGCTTGGTGGACTCGTCGGGGCTTTGGCCAAAAGGCCAACGGGTGCCCACTTATTTCCGGTTGTGCAATTAAAAAAATATTTCTGGAAGCGGGTGCGGACTGCCGTCCCGTGTCAGGTCTGCGGCAAGAATCATGAAACCCGGCAATGCCTCCAACGAAACGGAACCCGCAAGCGCGGCGAAGCCGGCGACGGGCGAGACGTTCGCAGTGGGCGAAACGCTCGTTGAAATCGGCGGCGTCCTGCGGTGTTGCCACATCTCCGTGGCGCAGGAATTTGTCAAAGCAGGCCAGCGAGTAAAAATTGGTGATGAAAGCCAATGCCAGTATTGCCATAAAAAATTTCGGTTGGTGCGAGTAAAACCGGATGAATCCAGCGGATACACGCGGCGGGTGCTGGACAAAATTCCCGTCTGGAAACCGTTGTGGCAGTTGAAATGACCAAGACGCTAACTCTCAAGCGACGGAGCCTTTGCGCCTGTGGGTTTCCAGCAATGAAAGGAAAAATTCTGCTGGGAACGGAATATCAAGTAAAGTTGCCCGTGGCCGTGGTCGGGTTTGACTGGATTTGCGGCGGTTGCGGCGAAGTAATACCGGTGATCGGTGTCCTGATTGAATCAAAGGATGATTCGCCTGCGGGATTTATGCCGCTGGAACTTTTTGAAGAAACGAACTGAAATGAGTTTATGACTGACGACGAAGATCAAGACCGGTTGGACTGGGTGCGTCGGGCGGGCAATGAATTGACGGATGCCAATATATCCGAGGCTACTTTGATTGATGATATTTGCCAGAACGAGGACCGCGAATTGAAACCGCACGAGCGCGGGATGATTGACCGGATGCGGCTGCGCTTTAATCAAACCCGCCGAAAATGAAACCGGAAATTTTAACGGAGGAGGAAAATGCGTTCTTGCTAGATGGCACGTGCCCGGACTGCCGGGCGCGATTGTTGATGGATGGACCTTCTGCCGGGATTACCAAAAATGTTCTTTGTGGGGAATGCCGAACCGAATTTAATTTTTCGTTTGTCAAAAGCTGGCGGATTGGCCAGCCGTGTGATCCGACACGGCAATTTGAATTTTACGGAATCAGCAGTGAATTCCGCCCGGTAAAAAGTTATGGAAGTCTGGAGCCATTGACCCGGGCGGAACTGGATACCGGGTTGCACGCCGGCTGTGATAATCCGGCTTGCGATTGCCACAATCAACCGATTGACGAACTGTTTTTAAAATCCCGCTGCCATCCCATGGCCAATGTCAAAGCGAGTTATGTCAAAGGCGGCATGGTGTTGATCCGTTGTGCTGCCTGCGAGAAGTTGATTATTAAAATTGCCGTGGCTCCATGACCAGGCGGGGCCTGGACCCTATTATTTTCCCGGTGGATTATTCTTAAAAATAATCTGCGTATCCACTTCGGTCACCTTGGGTTGATTATTTTTCAGGTAAGTAAAAATTTCGCTGCTGATGTGGACGACGAAAAAGCCGAGGGCTTGCCGCCAGTCGATCCCCAAATGCGAGGTGCCGGGGATGCCGGTGGCGGCCAGCCCATTGGAGCCCAGCCACGCGCTGCCGGTGGTGCCGATGCACTTCAATAAATTCGTGCGCAAGCCAATCCACCAGCCTTGCCAGTCGGTGTAACGTTTCATGGTCAGTAAGTCACGGACTGGATGAATAACCCGTTGGTGAACGATAAAATGTAACCGTGCGGGCCGACCGAATTGGTCTGGATGCCGACGTTGCCGTTGGCCCCCGCGCCGTTGGTGGATATAAAATTTGCGCCCGCAGCCGGGGTAAAAGTTCCGGTAAAATTTCCATTGTAGGTTCCGAAAAAATTGGTGGCGACGGCCAGTCCATCATAATTGACCGAAGGCGCAATATTCCAAAGCAGTTGAGCCATATCAAAATTGGCCTGCCAGCCATTGGTGCCGGTAAAATGGGTGCCGTCCAGCGAATTCCAAAGGTTGCTGTTAAGCATGTTTTGCGTGACATAGAATGTTGGAAAACTCACAGCAGCGATGCCGGGAACAGGATTGGTTTGCAGCAAATTTGCCAGTAGAACAATAGTGTTGGATTCGGTGCCGGTTTGCGGGTAAACACTGCTGTTGGTCCAGTTCTGCCACGGACACACATAGTAAAATGGCGCATTATTATACAAACATTCCAAAGCCAGATTGGTTACGTTGGCAAACACTTGGGCGGCGGTCTGCGCACTGGCTCCAATATCATTGATCCCACCTTCGGAGGTGATGATTTTTTGAATGTTTACCGGTTCACCCACCGAAAACAGGACGTTGCTGGCAAATGTTCCCACCATCGTGGATAAATGGGTGCCACCAACCGAAAGATTTCGCAACGCGGTTTGAGGCCCAAATTTTTGTTGCTGCCAATAGGGAAAAGAATTCGTTTGGACGGTGGTGAGCGAGCCGCCTAACGGGGCATTTGGCAAACCGCGACTGTCATCGAGGGCAAACAAGTCGGTGGTGCGGGGGTCCAATTCCCGCAAGGCCCGCCACATGCCGCGCACGGAATTGGACGTGGCGTAAGTATTCAAGATGGCAACATCCATGATCTGGCCGTTATAATTAAAATCTTCGTAAAAGTTGGTGGTGTCATCTTCGCCCAAACGCAATTCGGTGAGTGCATCCGTATTGGTAACCGAGGAATTGGTGGCCCAATTGAGCGTGGCCAATCCAATTTTGCCTTGGACCCCTTCATACCACGCGGTCATATTGCCATGGCCGTCTGAACTTAGGGCATAACGCATGGTTTCACCCTGGCGCAGGGCATTGTGTCCATAACCCCAGCCATTGGAGAAATCGACTTCGTTGACCAAATTCGAGAAACCAGAATTACTTAGCGGCCAAGTGGTGCTGCCAAAGCGTTGATATAATTGCATGAAACTGCCTTCGCTGGAACTCAGGAACGTTCCCGAAGTGGTGGCTGGATTCATGGCCCCGGCCAAAAATGTAGGCGTCCCGGAAAATTTGATCGGTCGCGAATAGCTGAAAGTGACGAAAATGGTGTTCGTGACGCAATTGGGCAATCCATCCAGGATTACTACTGAATTGGTGAAGACCATTCCCAGATTGCCTGTGAAAACGTTAGAGTAAGTGACCGGACGGCCATAATATGAATTACTCGTGAGCAATGGCGTCAACCAGGTCCACAAAGGCAAAATGTCCACCACTTGCGAGGCCAAACCGTTGGAATTGATTTCATTTTGCATCGCAACCAAACGTGCCCGGGCGTTTAAATCCGTGATCCCGGCCAGATTGGCGTAAGTCAAGGCGTTCGTGTCGCTGTAAGCCGTGTTAACCATGTTCGTCAAACTGACGTTGCCGCCGCCATAGGCGTACAGCGGGCCGGTGAAGGTGCTGGGGCCGCTGAAAGTATTGGCTCCGGTGAAGACATTCAGCGGGCCGGTGAAAACGGTGTCGCCAGTGAAACTGGTGATGCCGGTAAACGTATTGTTGCCGGTGAAAGTGTTGTCGGCGGTCAACAAGGGAATGCCGGCGATCCCGCCCAGCAAGGCAAGCCATTCGGCAGACGTATCTTGCTTAAGCAAGGTTTGGGAAAATTGTGAAACCTGGAGGTTGCCGGTGCCGTCACCAAAGACGGCAAGGGGCCAAAGCAGGAAAAGGATAACCAGTTTTTTCATAATCAGGCGGCTTGTAACATGCGGGATTCGCGCAGGCGTTTTTGTTCACGGCCCAAGTCTTCCAGCCATTTGTAATCTTTCTTGGGTTCCGGGGCGGACAGTTTGGAAATAATGAATCCCTTGCGCCGGGCTCCCTCGACGCAAATCGCGAGCCAGTCGGCCAGGTCAGGGGAAAAACCGTATTGTTCCTTGAACTTGTCCTTGGGTTCCACCTTGCGTTTGTCGTTTTTAACTTCAAAACGGCGCATGCACAGTTCGTTCATCACGTCTTCGGGCAGGCCGCGAATTTGATCGGCTTCAATGGCGAACCGGATCGAATACCAAAGTTCGGTGACAAAGTTGTGGTAGAACTCGTCGCAGCGTTGCAGCCTCTTCGAGCCAGCTTTTTCCTTGTCGTAAATGAACACGTCGTTGGACACGGGACGTTTGGTGGGGACGCCGCCGAATTCGACCGGATTGCAGGAGGCGGACCAGACGCGGGCGAGCGCCGTGCCCAGTGATCCGCGCCCGGTAGAATCGTGAAAGAAATTCTCAGCAGGAATATCGTTGGCTTTGCAATATTCTTCCACTTGGATGGCGATTTGCGTTTCCGCATCCATGGGCACGGACGTTTTTACTTTCAAGGAAACCAACTTGGGCGGGTATATTTTGATGCGGGTTTTGCCGTCCACACAGCGGCCAAATTCGATGTGGCCCAGTGGCATCCGATCCCCGCCGTAGGAGGCATCAAGCCCGGCAATTTTGATCAAGGGCTTTTGGCCGTCCCAAATGCAACCGGTGCCGGCGTTGAATTCCTGGCACAGATCCCGCGTGATGACCCGCTTGGCCAGGCCGGCAATCTTCATGACGCCGACGCACTGTGAAAAATATTCAAATGAATCGGGTTGAAACGCCGACAAAGTTTCGAGGATTTTTTTGTGCGAAACCAGATACGGATAACGCGGAGGCTGGTTTTTGGGATAATCGAAATTGGGGCTGTCGGTGCCGACGAGATTAACGCAACGTCCGGCAAAAAATTTGGTGTCCCACACCGCCGTTTTATCCGGTTCCATGTGGTTGCCCCAGCCGTCCTTGGGTTCGGCGGCAATGCCCAGCGGATCGAGCGTATCATCGGGATTGCCCAAAACAATGGCTTGAAAGTCGGCGGTGCTGTTGAGATTGGCGAACGCGGACAGAAACGTGTTCGACATGGCGGTGCAATCGTCGGCAATCAGCCGGATGTGCTTTTGTTTGATGCCCTGCCATTTGCCGAGACCGACGTTTTTGTTGCCCTGGACGGTGGGAATGCCGATCACACCCTTGCGCAAGTCGCGGGTGCGGATGCGCTCGGTAATTTCGTCCTCTTCCAGTTCATCGGTCGTAATACAATGTTTGGAATCAATGAGGTAACCGGGCAGCCAGGGGAACTTTTGCACGGCTTTTTCATGTAACATCTTGATTTCGCCCCAAACACGCAGTTCCAGGCCGCGCATGTCGGTCGAGGAAATTAAAACGAGCGTGTCGTCAGGACGGCAGTAATATTCCAGCAGGTATTGCCAGCCGGACACGCAGGTTTTGCCGGTGGAACCGGCTCCCATGATGACGGTGACCTTCGCCCCGGGCCGTCGGATTTCCGTATTACATAAATCCACCCACCGGTGCCAGTCGAGTTGAGGCCAGATGAGCCGGCAGGCGTTTTTGTAATGTTCAGCCAGACCCAAGCCTTGGGTCTTTTTTTGCGCATCGTACCAGCGTCCACCCCGGCGGATGGCCTCCATTTCCCACATAAGGTCGTTATCCAGCGGGGAATAATCGCTTGTATTAAAATAGATGCCGTAGCGAGTTGCCATGTTCGTACCCTGATGAGATAACCTGAAGGTTAACCAAGTGGCAACCTGCCACTGGGCTTTTTTTAATACAAGCGATTATGTCTCTAGCTACCTCTCCAGGTTGTGCGTGCGCCACGCCGGTCACCACGGATGTGCCGGGCAGTCCGGGCACCAACGGCACCAACGGCACCAACGGTTTGAATGCATTTTCGATCTTGTCGAATAATTTTGTCGTGCCGGCCATCAATTCGTCCGTGACGATCACGGTCAATCAGGCGTCGTGGGTGACGATTGGTCAAAATGTCTTCGTACAGGGGGCCGGGAATTTCTCAGTGAATTCGGTGACGGGCTCGCCACCGACGCAAATGACCATCACCTATTTGAATTATCAAGGGAACTCTGCGGCCGGCAATACGATCAGCGCCGGGGCGCAGATTTCGCCTTCGGGCACCCAACCCACCATTACGAGTCCGCTGCCGATTGGCAGCGGCGGCACGAATGCGACGACCAAGGCGGCAGCCCAAACGAGTTTGGGACTGGGCCAAAATGCCACATTCGCCAACGTTTCCGGTTTGTCTCAAGTGATCAGCAACAGCGCGACGTTGATTGCCGGGGCGACGGTGACGGTGCCGGCGACGGGTCTTTATCTCATTTTGGCCAAGGCGACGGTGGAATATCGCGGAGTGACGTTTGCTTCCAGTGAGACGTTGACTTTGACGGTGGTGGATACGACTTCCTCCACGACGCTGGCTACGCAGGTGGCCACGACGGGCGCACCGACGACGACGGATTACCCGACGTTTCAATATGAAACGCCTTTCACGACGGCAACCCTGACGGCGGCGGATGTGTTGCAGGTGAAAATTGTGATTGCGGTGACGCCAAGTGTAGGAACCGCCAATGCGATTTCCGCAAGTCTGATGATTGTGCCGCTCGCGTTAACGTAGTTAACAATCACTGGGGGAACACCGTGCGCCGGGCTTTGAAATAAAATAAAGCGAAAAGAAACTCATGGCAGAACAGAGTTATAATCCGAAAAAGTATGTTGATTTCCTGTCGGATTTTTCCGGCGGCATTGACAGCGGTGTGTCGCCGTTGTTACTGCCGAAAAATCAACTGTCGATGACGGTGAATTGTTCGTTGCGCTTTGGCTTTATTCATCCGCGCCCGCCCGTGGTGCAGATTCCCCTCAATTTCAACGGCAATACGGCGTTGGCGGCGCTTTTGCAAACCGGTTTGTTCCAGGGAAGCGGTTATTACCGGCCTGACGCAGGGGCGGAATCATTGGTGGCAGTGGTGGGTGGCCATGTGATCCAGTTTCAATCGACCGGTTCAGCCTGGAATGTCACCGATGTGAGTGTGCCGGGCAGTTTGGGAAATCCAGCCACGCAACAGGTGTGGATGTGGCAGGCGGAAAAATGGATGATCATTAATGATGGCGTGTTGCTGCCCGTTTTGTTTGACGGCTCGACTTCGCGCCGATCTTACGGGCCGGCGGTGTTGGAAGGTACGGTGACCAGTGCCAGTTCCAGCACAATCCCGCTCCAATATTTGCCGAGTGTGGTTCAAGGAACGGTTTCGACTTCCAACACGACCAATATTCTGGCCAATGCGACGATTCAAGCGACATTGACGGGCATTTATCAGGGACCGTTTAACGTGCCGGTGATTTTCAACGGGGAATATTACATGGCCACGGCGTTGCTGCAAAATCCCGCGAAATTAACGGCGATCCATGCCAGCAGCCCGGGCAGTGTGGGACCGGGGACCGACATTGTTTCCAAGCCCGCTTTTGTGGGCTATACCTCCAACCTGACGTTTGGGCAGCCCGGTATTGGCGCACAAACCGGACATACGACGATTCCCTTTTTCTTCAATTCTCCGGTGATCCTTGGGATCGGTGATTTGATCACGATTCCGGGACTGGCCGGCAATCCTTACACGGTTTATGCCATTCTGACGGGTGGGGAATACCAGGTGTTTGGCACAGCGCCTGCCGATCATGCGGATTTGAATGTTCCGATTCCGATTGGCACGTTGATTCAACGGGTGACGACGGCTCCCGAGGTGATTGTCGGTGTTACGGCCCAAAGTTTCAACATTCCCGCCAACGGCAGTTCCGTGCAAATTTATTTGCAAGCCCCGTACACCGGACAAGTCAATTTGCCGGTATTCATCGGCACGGATTACTACGAAATTTCGCCCGTATCTCAACCCGCCGGCAACGTCATCAATTTGACCAATTTGACCGACACCGGAGTAGGCAATGCGTACACCTTTCCCTTGTCGATCTATTCGGTGCCGGAATTGCCGGTGGGACGCATGGGCGCTTATGGCAATGGTCGCAACTGGTTTTCGTTGGCCAATGGAATTACTTACATGGCCGGGGATATTGTGGGCGGGGCAAGCGGGACGCCGGCTTATAATTACCGTGATGCCGTTTTAAAAACCACGGAAAATGATTTTCTGGCCAATGGCGGTGTCTTCACGCTGCCGGGCACCAGTGACCAAATCACGGCCATGGTTTTTCCGCCGGTTCTGGACAGTTCCCTTGGCTTGGGGTCATTGCAAATTTTCACGCCGTTTTCGGTGTTTGCCAACAACGCCCCGGCGGATCGGACGACGTGGGCCAATCTGGCGTGGCCGATTCAAAGTGAAACGCTCAAGGATCAAGGCGCGTTGGCGCAGGATTCAACGATCATCGTCAACAGCGACACGTTTTTTCGCGGGGACATTAACTTTGGTTCCTTGGTTTTGGCCAGGCGGCAATTTCAACTGGCGCAGTGGGGTAACAAACCCATTTCGGATGAAATGCAACGGATTTTAGAACTGGACAATCAACAATTATTGAACTTTAGCAGTTCAGGTTCGTTTGATAACCGGTTTTTCGGCACGGTATCACCGACCAACACGAGCCACGGCACTTATCACCTGGGTTTTTCGCTGCTCAATTTTGATCCGTTGTCCACGTTACGCAATGCGGAGCCGCCCGTTTGGGAGGGTGCGTGGGAGGGTTTGAATGTATTAAAGGTGATGGTGGGACGAGTGAACGGTTACCGCCGTTGTTTTGCCTTCACCTATAACAATATCACGGGAACAATTGAGTTATGGGAACAACTGGCGGAATCGGTGGCAACACAGCAAAACATTTTTGCGGACAACAACACGACGCCGATTACCTGGATGTTTGAGACTTCGTGCATCTTTAATGAAGATATTCATCCGCTGACGGAATTACTGCAACTGCGCGATGGTGAGGTTTATGTCAGTGAAATTCAGGGTTCGGTGAAAGTGTCGGTTTATTATCGCCCGGATTTTTACCCGTGCTGGACTTTGTGGAACACGTTCACCGTTTGCTCCAATCAAACGGGAGCCAACGCCAACTCGACTTATCGTATGCGGGTGGGACTCGGCGAGCCATCGGTGACGCCGGGTGAATTGGGCAATAACCGGCCTTTGCGCATGGGCTATTTCTTTCAACTGCGCTTTGTGGTGGAAGGTGCCTGTACCATCAATGGCATCCGGGCTTCGGCGATCACGGCCCCGGAACCGGTGTTTGCCCCAGTCAACATCCCTGCCACCTGCGCGGCGATCAACTGCACGACGACACCGGATTTATCGTTGTATTCGCTGCAAACCCAACTTTGAGCATGGCTTATAAATTACAACTGCTGGATGCCCAGAATGACATTGGAATTCAAAATGTCTGCGGGGTGGTGGCCGGCACGGCCCAGTTTACCGATTTGGTGAACCGGGCGCAGCGGCGTTTGATCAAACGCGGTGATTTCTTCGGCCTTACGCAGGAGGCGCAATTCGTTTTTCAAGGCTGTTACATCGTCTGGCCGCGTTATGTGGGTACGATCCTGGCGGCGCGGTTCGGCGGGCGGCATGGGAGCCAGGTTTCCAATAAATGGTATTCGTTCACGGGCAGTTGGCACCGGCATCATCATCACTGGCACGGTGACGCGGTTTTGCAGGACGCGGGGGAGACGTGCACTTTTTCCAATATCAGCGGCACGGATGCCAACGGCCAGGGCACCGGTCAAAATATCCAATATTACGTCCAGCAGCCGGCGGACCTCGGCAAAACCATCACTTTGTTCGGTACACAGGTGGGGAATCAACCGCTGCAACAATCCGTGGGTGGTGTGTGGCAGGACGGTTTGACGCTGACCGCAGCGACGCCTTATGCCCAAACGACGCAATTGGTGACGGAGATTCAATCCATTGTGCGCCAGGCGACAGTGGGTTATGCGACGTTGTACGAATATGATTCGGCGAGTAATACGCACCGGTTGCTGGCGATTTTTGAACCAACGGACACCAATCCCCGCTTTCGCCGGTCGTGCATCGTTAATTTCAATAATCGGCTGGGATGCAACGCCAACAACAGCACGACGCCGGTTTATCACAAGATGGAGGCGTTGGTGAAACTGGAGTTTATTCCCGTGGTCAACACCTGGGACTTTCTGTTGGTGGACGATTTGGATGCCCTGGCGTTTGCCATTCAGGCGATCAAGGCCGAGGAAGCCGGCGATGTGCAAACGGCCAATAACTTTTTCCTGCGGGCCATCGCCGAATTGAACATGGTGGACCGGGACAAAATGCCGACGTGGGAAACACCCGTTTCAGTATTGCCCTTGATGGGCGGTCGAATCAAAAACCCAAACTAGCAGGCGAAGCCTGCACCCACGGGGGGAACACCGTGCGGCGGGCTTTGAAAGATACATACGAAGACACGAAAATAGACGGATCGGAACAAACAAAAACCCGAATTAATTTATGGCTGCTGCTGGTTCTACCAATTCAAATATGACGCCCACCACTTCGGCGGCGGGTTATCCCACCACGTTGCAACAGGCGTTGCCCGGGCTCAACAATCTGCTGGGATCGGCGACGGGCAATATTTCCAACTTATTGAGCGGACTGCCTTCGGCGTCGTGGGCGCAAACCACCAATGCGTATGCGGGGGCGGGCGCGGGCCAGCCGGGGCAAGCCAACGCCATCGGCACTTTCAGCGGCAACATGGGTGCCAATTTATACAACCAGCAGGCCAACCAGAATCGTCAGACGGGTTTGAGCGATTTGCTGAATTTGATCGGGACCAGTTCCGGCAACCTGGCGACGACGCCGGGCCAGAATTTGCAAAATACGCAGTTCCAACAAAACCTCGGCCAAAATAGCTCCCAATTTCAACAAAGTTTGGCGGAACAACAATTCATGGATCAGATCAACGCTTTGATCGGCTTGTCCAATGCCGGATTTGGCGGCACCGGAGGGATAACTGGGGGCTATGGCACGGCGACAGCCCCGCAAGCCTATGGTTATAACGTGGGAAATCTGGCACCGCCCAATGGTTATAACGCCGGCGGCACGGCTTATTACGGCGGTGGTGCGCCGGTCAATCCAATTTCGTCCCTGCTGGGATGATCATTTACCATTATGAATCAAAATGTTTTAAGTCTGTTGCAAACGCTGGGCGGTTTGCCGAACTGGAAATATTCCTTGGGTCTGGCCCAACTCGCGCCGCAAGAACAGCAAAACCAGTATCAGTATCAACTGGGCCAGCAGTCTTTGGCGGATCAAATGCAACAATTTCAGCAGGCGCAAGCCTTGGCGCAGGCGCAACAGCAGTGGCAACAGCAGTTCCAGACGCAGGGCCAGCAGTTTGGCGAGCAGCAAACGGCGGCGCAAAATCAACTGGCCAATCAAGCGCAGCAGATTCAAAACCAATATTTGCCGGCGGAAATTTTGCGGCAATTGACTTCGCAACTGCCGTCCATGGCGACGGCGGGACAAACGCGCAATCCGGGTGCCCGGGCGGCGTCTTCGTTGCCCACTTTGTCCTGGACCAATCCCGCCGGGGTGACGCAGGCCGGTTGGCCGACGCAATAATTTATGGCTGATTCTCCTTATACGTTGGACAGTCAAGACGTGCTTCCGCCCGAGCAAGTTTCGGCGATGCTGAACCAAAGCAAACAGCAATTGGTGGCGCAATTTCCGTATCTGGCCAATAACCCGCAATTCCAACAGGAATTGAGCGATTCGTTTGCCAATTTTGCGAACCGTGGTTTGCAGCGTGGGGCGGATTATAACGAGGTTTACAATCAAACAGTGGCCCCAACCTTGGCGAAATGGCAGGCGAAGGGCGGGCAGGATATGGCCAAGCTGACGGAAAGTCAGGAGTTGACGGCTTTGGACATTGCCAAGCGCACCGGTTCACCGACGGCAGCGGTGCAAGCGTTTCCGCAGTTAATTTCTCCCACTTCCAAGTTCCGGGCGGAATGGGTGGGCCGAATTAACAAGGCGGATGAAAGTTCCGCGCAGGCAAAATTTGATCAAGCCAAAAATGAGAAAAAACTGGCGGTGGTGGCTAACACTGGATTGACAGACGATCAACGCAATCAAGCTTTGGCCGCCATCGACGCCTTGAAACCCACTCTGGCGGGGCCGCCAGGGGCCATGGGGGGAACACCGTTGGGCGCGGGTTTGGAAAAGACAAACGTTCTGCCGCAGCCGACTTTGCAACCGCAAGGGTATCCGGTGGCGTCGCCGATGGGAACCAGTGGTTACGTCAATCCCAATCCGGCGTTGAATCCGAAGCCGCAGATTTTTATTGGCAAGCCGACGCCGGAACAAGCGGCGGCTCTATTGCAGCAATGGAACAGTCGTTCGACTGGCTTACCGGCTGGCGCTCCGGCGCCGGCCGCACCGGCGGCGGCGTTGACGCCCAAATTGCAAATTGATCCCTCCATGATGTTGCCGCCGATTGTTAATGCGCAACCGCCGTTGACGTTGAATTTGGCGGGTGCGCCAGCCACGGCGCAATCAACGGCTCAACCACAACAGAGTGATATTGATTACTTACTCAAACATCCAGAATTGGCGGCGCAGTTCAATGCCCGGTTTGGTGACGGTGCGGCGAATCAATTTTTGCGTTAATCATGGCTGAAACCATTCCAGATTGGGCACCTGGCGGTGCGGCCAATTCGGCTGCCGCCGGGGAATCCGTTCCTGATTGGGCGACGGCGAAACCGCTTACCACGACGGCGACGGGGGCGTTTGCGCGTGGGGCTGCGACGGGTGTTGTCCCGGCGTTTGCAGCGGCGGGCGGTGCTGCCGGCGGCGCAGAAGCCGGACTGGCCATTGGTGCTGCGATCCCCGTCTTGGGTGAAACGGGCATCGGCGAAATCGGCGGGGCGTTGATCGGCGCATTGGTGGGCGGTTTGCTGGGTGACAAGGCGCAAAAAGAAGTCATCAAAGCCGCATCGCCGGAGACTTACAACACGTTGCAGCAATATCAGCAACAGGATTTGAAGGATCATCCGGTGGCGGCGGCGGTGGGAAATCTGGCTTCTAGTTTGCCGGCGTTTCGCCTGGGTGATCCAGTGACGGCAGCGAAGGGCGCGGCGGCGATTTATAAAATTGCCAGGGGTGAGGCGGTGACGACTGCTGAAAAGCAACTGGCCAAAAATGTGGCCACGCAAGTGGGTCTCGGTGCCGCCGGGGGTGTGGCCGCGCCGCTGATTCAAGGGCAAAAACCGACCGCTGGCGAATTAACGCAGAGTATTGCGCAAACATTACTTTTTGGGACACCAAGATTTGGAGGCAAGGTTTCCCCCAATACGGTAGATGTTCGCAAATCAACAACAGAAAGTGAGGATCAAAATGCCAAAGGAATACGAGAAAATCAGGGACAGCCTGGAACGCCGGGGCAAGTCGCCCAAGGTGGCGAAGCGAATCGCGGCAGCGACGTACAACAAACGTCACCCGGACCATCCCAACCCGTGGGCGCACGAGAAGAAGGGGCACAGCCCGGTTCACCACGCGGAACAGACAGTCAAGAAGGCCATGGGACGCTAACGCCGGCTTTGCTTGTGGACGGGAAGCCGGTGACGGGTGGTCCGACGCATGCGGCTATTTTTCATAATAACTTGGCCAACGCTTCGGCGGAAGACGCGGGAAAACTTTTTGATGCGTTGGCGGATGATTCCAAGCATGTCTTTGTGGATGCGCAAGGCAATGTGTTGGATCGGAAACAGGCGCAAAAAGTTTTCGAGGATGCCGGGGGCAAAGTAAGCAAGCCGGAATTAGGGTTGCAAAGCGAGGATTTAATCGCGGCTGCGCGGGCGAAGTTAAACGCCGTGCCGGTGCTGCCACCTGGGGAAAAGATGGTCACCATTCAACGTCCCGATGGGAGTACGTATCAAGCGGCGTCCAGCGGCAAAACTTGGGACATTAAAGGGGAAAAAGTGCCGGACGTGGGAGTGCCAACAGCAACCGGGGAATGGAGCCACGGTCCTTTGCAAGAAGGCGAAAAAATCGTGGGCAGTGTGGGCGCGGCGGAAGCGGGATCGGATGAGTTTTCGGGTGGTAACCCGGACGTGCAGGGCGTGCGCCAAATTACCCGTGAATCTCAAGCAAAAGCCGGTTTGCCGGTTGTTGCCCAACCAGGCAAAGGTACGACCCCCGATGAACAAATTCAGCTTGGCCGAACAATTCTTGGAAAAGACCCGACTGCGGCTGACCGGGCGTACACGGAATTTTATGCCGAAACCGATCCGGCCAAACGAAAAATCAGTGAGTCTGATTTTGCCGCGAGCCGCGCCAAATATGACATGGTGCAGGCGCACGGGCGGGAAATTGAGGAGCAATTTGGCACCGATTCACCGGAGTACGAAGCGGCCAAAAATGAGACGTATAAATGGAGTCGAGCTACCAAAGACATGGGAACCGTTTGGGGCCGTGTTGGTGTAGGTCAACAAGGTGTCAGGGACATTGATACCGGCAGCGTGATTGGTTTGGAAACAGAATATCACGACCAAACCGGCAAGGATTTCACCCCGGAACAACGCGGCCAAGCCACGGAGAAAACCGGCAAGGTAAAAACTGCCACGGCGGAAACGGATGCGGCCCAAACGCAATTCAACGGTGAATTGGCCAAAGAGGCCGTGAAACAAACGATGACGCCGGCGGAAAAAGCGGCGTTGGATGCGGCTCATAAAACGGTGCGCGAAGCGGCGGCGCGGATGGCAACAGCGGAAAACAAGGCGCGAGCCGCCAATCAGGAACTGCGCACGGCGGCGCAGAATGTTCAGCCGAAGGCGGCAGCTAAAGCTCAAGCTGCCGCCGATAAAACGGTGCGCGAAGCGGCGGCAAGACAGGCCAAAGCCGTCACCAAACAACGCGTGCAGGCGCAGATTGCGAAAGCCAAGGCGGCGCAGGTGCAACTCAAAGCCGCGCAGGCCGCGCACCAAGCGGCCATTGACCGGGTGCGCCAGATGGCCAGTGACGCGGCCAAGAAAGCCAGCGATGAACGCGTGCACCCGGAAATCAAGGCGTGGCAGAAGGTGAAAGATTATCTGGATCAAGGGATGCATAACTTTGACGACATTCGCAACCGCGTCGCAACCGACCTCGGTTTGCCGGTCAAAAAAGTCACCGAATTATTGACCCAACGGAAACGGCTGAAACTTTTGGCAGATGATGTTTGGCGCAAGCAGGAACAATTGCGGCTGTTTAAACAACAGGCCAACCGGTGGCTCATGGAAACGCAAATGGCTCCCATTGCCAAGGCGTTGGCCAAAATTCCGCGTGGCTTGTTTAAATTGAAAGTGGGCGGCCACGGGTTTGTGGCTTTGGGGACGCACGCGCCGATGGTGGGTTTTCAACCGCAGTATTGGGGAACCTATCTTAAAGATTTCGGCACAATGTATCGGATGGTGGGGAACACCGCATTTCACGAAATGCAGATGCAAGATTTGATCCGCCGGCCAAATTACATCGTCGGACGCCGGGCCGGGTTGGTGACCGATCCCAACCAATACGAGGAATATAATTCGCCGCGCACCAATACCTGGGCGAACGCATTTTTCGGCGCGGGTAATCGTGGTTATTCGGTCTTGAAGATTTTGCGGCAGGATATGTTTGACCAACATTGGGATAACCTGCCGCAAAGCGCCAAAACGCCGGAAACGGCGCAAGCGTTGGCGGACGCAATCAATCATGCCACGGGAGTAATCAAGGCCCGGGTTTTCCCCAAAGCGTCTCTGGCTCTTTTTGCGCCGCGTTTGCTGGCTTCACGCGGGGCGTGGTTGGTGACCGATCCGATCAAGGCGGTGACGACGTTCAGCAATTGGAAAAACGCCAGTGAAGCGGACCGGATGTTTGCCATTCATCAAGCGAAGGAAAAAGCGTGGGTGATGGGAACGATGATCAGTCTTTTGGCACTGAACCAAGCGGTTTTAGCGGCCACCGGTAGCAAGCAAAAAGTGAACTTGGACGATCCGTTTAAATCGGACTGGATGAAATTTAAGGTAGCTGGAATGAATTTTTCGTATGGCAACCAATTTTTAACCATGGCGCGTTTGCCGGTGCAGCTTTTGAAAATTCGGGAGCAAGGCACCGGCAAGTTGAAAAATCTGATTTACCCGGATGAAAGCATGTATTCGTTGACGGGGAAATATATTCGGTCCCAGTTAAGTCCGTTTGCCAGTCTGGCCGCTGATATTTTGACGCGGGGCGACTGGCAGGAACGGCCCTTGCCGGGTTCCCCGTCTCCGGTGCCCAAGCGGTTGGCCCAACAAGGGGTCAAGCCGTACACCTGGCCGGAATTTTTCAGCGAAGAATTTGCGCCAATTCCATTTGAGGAGGCCGTCCGGGAAGTTTGGCATGATGGCTTTCATTGGGACGAAAACGGCGTGAAAACGGCCAGCAAAGCTTTGGCCACCCTGATTGTCATGGGTGGCACGGGCGCACGGTTGACCGATGATATTCCCGACCGTTCCACGCAACCGCCCACTTATCCGCCGCAATGGTTCAACCCGCCGCAAGGCCAAACTAACGTACTCAATGAATCACATCCCTAAAATTTTGATCCGACCGATTGAACCGGAAAATCAACGTTACCCCACCGTGGGTGATTGGTTGTATGACGCCGAATCGGATACGTTGGAAATTCGCGTATCCCGCATGGCCGATTACCGGAGTGAATTGGCCGTGGCCATTCATGAATGTTTTGAGGCGGTGCAATGTTTGCAAGCGGACATTAGTGAGACGCAAGTGACGGCGTTTGATTTGAAGTTTGAAGCGGAACGGGACGCCGGCAAACACGCGGATACCGACGAGCCGGGCGATGATTCGCGGGCTCCGTATGCGGTTCAACACCTGGGCGCTACCTGGGTGGAACGCGAGGTTTGTTCGCGGAGTGATTTGTCTTGGAAGGATCACGAAAGGAATGTGGCTGACGCATGAATTACAAAGACAAAAGTGTTTTGGTGATTGATAACGGCCTGTTTGTGTCGTTGGCTGAACTTTTGGTGCAGCACTTCGGCAAGGTGGGTTATTTCTGTGATTGGCAATCGTCTTTCCCGGATGGCCGTGAGTTGATTGTCGGCAGCGGGTTGGACGGCATTGATCGGGTGAAATACCTGTGGCCGGTAATTGATCAATATGACCTGTTTGTCTTCCCAGACTGTTGGAATGGTGATTTGCAGGAATATTTGCGGAGCCAAGGGAAACGAGTGTGGGGTGGCGGGGCACGTTCGGATTTGGAACTGGGCCGTTGGCGTACTCATGAATTACTGGGCCGGGTTGGTTTGCCGGTGAATCAGGCGGACCAGATTTTTGGATTGGACGCCTTGCGGGAATATCTACAAACCAATGAAGACGTTTTTATCAAGGTGTCCGCTCTGCGCGGGTTGGGGGAAACGTTTCATGCGCAAAATTATGACCTGGTGAAGGGTCAATTGGACGACTTGCAGGCACGTTACGGGGCGATGATGGAGGTCACCACCTTTATTGCTGAAAAATCCATTCCAGATGCTCAAGAACTGGGTTACGACGGCTATTGCATTGACGGTGAGTTTCCCAATTCGGCCTGGTTTGGGGCGGAAGAAAAGGACAAGGCATATTTTGGCAAGTTATTGAATTATGATGAACTGCCGGATGAGGTCAAAACGGTGAACACCAAACTGTCCTATCATATGGACGGTTACCGCCAGTTTTTTTCGACCGAATTGCGCAATGAATTTTTGATTGATACGACCTGTCGTCATGCGTCGCCGGCCGGGGAAGTCATTTGCGGGGCGATGACGAACATCGCCGACGTATTATATCAAGGGGCGGAGGGTCACTTGGTGCACGGTGAATGGTTGGCCAAATACGCCGCCCAAATCATCATCTGTTCGGAATGGGCGGAGGAGCATGTGACCTGCCTCGAATTTCCCGAGGAAATCCGGCCTTACCTGAAACTTTACAATCATTGCCGAATCAACGGCAAGGATTACATCGTGCCGCAACTCGCCAAAATGAAGCAATTGGGCAGCGTGGTGGGTTTCGGTGACAGCCCGGAAGCCGCTTGTAAAGCGGCGCAGGAACGGGCGGAAAAGATCAAGGGTTATGACTTGGAAATTGAAACGGACTCCCTGACGAAGGCGGTCAAAACCTTGGAAGAATCGCTATGAGATTTAAAAACAACGGCATGCCGCCCGGTGGCATTCGATTTCAAGACCCGCGTGTCTCGGCCATGAAATGGTTGGATGATCATACGTCGCTCAATGACCGGATCAAAGAGGTGCTGGCGTTTCGGAAGCAAAATCCGTTGATTTACGATCCGGTCAAGGATGCGTCCTCGCTCAATTTTAATGCGGTGGGCGCGGAGATTATCCAGTTCAACTGTGCCCGGTTGGGGAACGATCCCAACTGGTGTTACGATGAGACCAAACCGCAGATGAATATTCCATTGCCACAGGTTGCGCCGGCGGACAACAAGTGTCCGGCGTGCGGGTGCCAACTTATCCCGCGCTATTGCAAGACGTGCGGCGGAGCCAAAGTGAACGGATATGATTGTCCGCAATGCAAGAAAAGTTTTTAACCACGAATGGACACCAATAAACACTAATGAAAATTTTTGATCGTCTCAAACATTACGTGGATGGTGTGTCCATCCTGCGTGACTGGCTGGGGAGCGCGGATCATCTGCCGGTCGAAACGCCCGTCGCCCAGGCGCGAGCCGACATTTGCCGGCATTGCCGGCGAAACATCGACAGCTTGTATCTTACCGAAACAATTGCCAGTGAAATCAAACGGCAGGCGGAATTGAAAAATCACCTGGAGTTGACGGTGCACGGTGAAGCGGATTTGCATACTTGTGACGTGTGTGATTGCTGTATCCGGCTGATGGTCTGGTGCCCGAATGAATTGTTTACCAAAAATTACGCCAAATCGGAAGCGGACAAATATCCGGTGTTTTGCTGGAAGAGAAAACTTTTGGAGCGGTCAAGTACCGACGCCCATGATTAAATTTTATGAGTAACGATAACTGGGACAAAGGCAAAAAGGCCGATGACGATAAACCGGACGATTTTACCAACGAATTTTCTTCGGTGGAAAAAGTGCTGGGCGTGATCAAGCCCATGGAGGACGTGGAACGCCTCCGCGCCAGTGACCGCGCCAAGATTGACGGGTTGTTCAACGGCAAACGGCCTTACACGGATGAGGAATGCGAGAAACACGGCATTGTCATCAATGTGAACTGGGGCGAGGGTAAACGGATCATGCGCGACGCCATGAATCAGTTGAACCAGGCGTTATTGCATCCCGGCATCCTGTTTAACTGCACGCTGGAGGATGGCCAGCTTGATAAAAGGGATGAATGGTCCCAGAAATTTACCGCCAATATTCAAAAACCGTTGCAACGCGGGGAATCGGGCCGAAAACATTATTACGTGATCAAAAATCGGAACGCCACGATTGCCATGCACGGGATTGGCGCGTTGTTGTGGGCCAATGATTTTCGCTGGATGCCGCGTTTTGTCGGCTTGGAAGATTTGCTGATTCCCACCGAAACCTATTGCGACTTGGGCAATTGCCGTTACTTCGCAGTGAACCAGTATCTGACACCGGGTGAGTTAATTGACATCATGGACGGGGACAAAACCAAGCCGGGTTGGAACAAAAAAATGATCGAGAAAATCCTCGTGGCCATGAAGGGGATTTATAGTGAAGGTGTGCCGCCGACCTGGCGGGATCAACCGGAGGCAATGACCAACATTTGGAAGGAAAACCGGGGCTATTATTATACGGATGCGGTGCCCAAAATCCGCGCCCGTTGGTTTTTTTATCAGCAGGTGGATGAGCCCAAGAAATGGTTTCGCAAGATGATCCTGCGGGAGGCTTACGGGGATGTGAAGCCCAGCAGCGGGTTTATTTTCGATGAAACGGAGCCGTTTGCGGAAAATATCAGCGAAATTTTGAATCTTCAATTTGGGGACAATAATTATGTCGCTCCGTTGAAATACCATTCTGTGCGTGGGTTGGGCGTGGATTTGTATGCCCCGATTGAAACGTTGAACCGGTTGCGGTGTGAGTTTGTGCAATCGGTGTTTGAACACCTTAAGATGTATTTCCGCATCCAAGACCCGTCCGACCGGGATCGGCTCAAGCAAATTGTGTTGTCCCAATACGGGGTGCTGCCGGAAGGGTTGCAGATCGTTCCCCGGGCGGATCGGCAGGAGATTGATTCCAATTTGGTCCAGGAAGCCATTGGGCAAATGGGCCAGATCATGCAAACCAACGCCTCGTCTTATGTGGCGAGCCCGGATGATGGCAGCGAAAAGACGATGACGGCCAAGGAAGCGACGATCAAATTGAACCAAGCCAATGTGATGGTATCGGCGATGATCGTGGCCCTCTATTTGCAAGAGGGTTTTTATTATCAGGAAATCGTGCGGCGTTTTTGCAAAAAAGGATCGTCCGATCCCGAAGTGAAGGCGTTTCAAAAAGCCTGCCGCATGGACGGTATTCCCGAAGAATTTATCCTGGATCATACCAAATGGCGGACGAGCCCGGAACGTGTCCTCGGCGGCGGTGACAAAACGGAGGCGCAACAGCAAGCGTTGGTGTTGTGGCAAAATCGAACGGCGTTTGAACCCTCGGTGCAACCGACGATTGGCCGGCTGGTGTGGGGCACCTTGCTGAACGATTTCGACAAGGCGAATATGCTGGTGCCGATGGCTAAACCGCAGTCCACCAGTGGCACGATTTCCGCCGAAAATGTGTTTGGCACTTTGATGACCGGCAATCAAACGGCGGTGCGCCAGGGGATCGACTACGAGGGTTATGTGATGACCTTGCTGCGCATGATGGCGGCGGTGACGCAACGAATCATGCAACAGGGCGGCGTGACGACGATGGAGGAATTGGTGGGCCTTTCGACGGTGGGCCAGAACATTCAGCAGCATATCGGGGTGATTTCCGCCGATCAAAGCCAGAAACAACTGGTCAAGCGGATGAGTGACGGGTTGGGCCAAATCATCAACCTGGTAAAGGGCATTGCCCAACGGACGATGCAACAAAAACAGGCGCAGCAACAGCAGGCGCAGGGTGATCCCAAGGCGGCGGCGCAGGCGCAGGGTGCTATTTTGATGGCCAAGACGAAAGCGGCCATTGCGCAATCGAGCGCGGCGTTGAAGCTGAAACAAAAACAGGTGGATTTTGCCTTGGAACAGCAACGGCAAAATTTGCAACTGGCAGCAGAATTACAACGGGAGGATGCGCGGCATCATATGGAGTTGGCGCACGAAAATGCGCGGCAGGTGTTGGAGGGACTGGCCCAAATTCAACAAATGCAGGCGGAGCCTGCACCCGATGGGGGAACCTCAAGCGATGAGCCTTGAAAAAGAGACGCTCTGACAAACTTTTGACCAACAAAGTGAAAGTGATTCGGACCAATAACCATGCGGGTCTGATTGGTGTATGTATATCTCGCTCTATTTACAGGTTTAACTGGATATGATTGAGTAGCGTCCATGCAAGTTGAGTTGTGGGCGGAAAATAAAAAAGCTTTGGATGAGTTTTTAGCGAAGAAAAAACGGATGTATCCGCGCATCCCCTACACGCATACGGGAGTGGTCAACATTCTGGTCCATTGTGAACTGCCCAACCTGCTTAAGAAATTAGACCGTGAATTAAACGCTAAATAACCATGCTTTCGCCCAAGGAAAATTTTTTAAAGTTTCAGCCGGCGGCCAGCGAGGAATTGAAAACGCACCGGGAAGATCAATGGCTGACGGTGTCGCTGATTTACACACTCTCGGAAATGGTGCATTTGGGCGCGACGGCGGAACAACTCCAGGGAGCCCGCACGTTCATTCACGTGCTGCAAAATATGTGGGACAAAGGTTCGCCGCCGCTCAAGTTGCCAATCAAGAGCTTGGAAACATTCGACCAGTAATTTATGCCACAAGATCAAGTGAATTTGGCTCCGTTGCCGCCGGTTAGCGGTGGTGAGTCACCGGGGAGCAATGAAATGGTGACGGATTTGATGGCGACATTGACGCCGAAGCCATCGGCGGCACCGGTAGAAACGCCGACCGAACCCGCCCCGGCTGCCGCAACGCCGCCTAAACCCGCCAGCGAAACACCGCCAGCCCAGCCCAAGCCGCCAGCGTCTGCGCCCGCCAAGGAAACACCCAAACCCGCACCGGCCAAAGCGGCACCGGCGGCTGCGCTACCAAAGGAGTTGGACCCGGATGATCCGAAGTTATCCGCCCAAGATTTGCGCAAGGAATTGAAACGGCTGAAAGAAACCGTCGGTGGCACGGTACGGGAACGGGAGAAACGAATCAGTGAGTTACAGGAACAGATGGCGTCGTTTGAGAAGCGGCGTTATTGGACGGATGAAGATTTAAAATTGCATGAGGCGGCTACCAAAAGGCTGTCTGAATTGGAAAGTGAATTGTATTCCCGGGATTACACGTCCAGCCCGGAGTACAAATCCAAATATCAGGATCGGTTTGACGAGGTGTGGCGTGAGGCGAGCGAAGAAATTAAGGGAATGACCATCCGTTATCCCGATGGCACGGATGAGGCCGGCAACCCGAAATTTTCGGAACGTCAGGCCACCAACAAGGATTTGCTAGCGGTGACGGACGCGCCGCCGAGTGAACGGATGCGGATTGCCAAACAGTTGTTTGGCGAGGATCGGGAGGCGGTCCTCCAATGGGCGCGGGAAATTGCGGTGATCCGCAAGGAAGCGGCCAAGGCGGTGGAAGAAAAACGGAACGGTTACGCTTCGGAAATTACGCAGCGGAATCAAAAGCTGCAAGCGGCCAATCAACAAGTCTCCGGTTTCATCGAGCAGATGAGCGGGCATTTGGAAAAGACCTATCCGCACATTTTTTCCGCGCCGGAAGATCAACCGGAAGCCAGGGAGGCTTTAAAAAAAGGGTTTGGATTTGTGGATGAGTCGTCCCGGAAAATGATGGAGTACGACATTAACACCCGGGCGGCGCGGGCGGCGGTGATCCGGTCCATGGCGGGCGCGTTTCCGCGTTTGGTCATGGATAACACCCGATTATCTGCCCGTGTCCAAGAACTGGAAGAGCAACTGGGTAAGTTTGAAAAGTCCGATCCCTCCAACTTGGGCGGTACGGGCGGCGGCGGTGGTGAAACCAAAAAAGACGGTGGCAGTGATGATTTGGCGGATGAAATTGATCGGCTGAATAAAAAGTGATTTTTAATCACGAATAAACACCAATAAAACAAAATGAAAGCGTTGGGCCAAAATTGCTTGATTTTGCCGGATTGGGATGTGGAAGAAAAATCGCCGGGCGGCCTGCACCTGCCGCGCTGCCGTATTCGGGACTTGCCCCGTACCGGAGTGGTTAAGTCGCTGCCGGAATTGGCGCACTGCGAGTTCAACGAGGGGGACCGCGTGATTTACGATTTTCACCGGCAGCAGTTGCTGAATGTGCCGGGCGAACCTTACACACTGGCCCAAGTTAAAATCAGTGATGTGTTGGCGGTGATTTATGTTAGTCAGTGATTTACGCAATATTTTAGCCGGTTATCCCAATAATGCGGATGTTCGCATTCTCGTGTTTGACTGGTATCCGAAAACGCCTTTGGAGATTTCCTTGGTGACTGATGCAAATAACTCAACGGCTTTGAAGAATCCAGTCTTGGTGGTTTTTGCGGGTGCCCAAAGTTTCAATAGTTATGACGCCACCGGTTACAACTTTTTTGTCCCCAACACCGGAGGCGGCCCGGCATAGCCGGCGAGGCCGCCGGGGGCCGTTGGGGGAATCTTGTGCGGTGGGCCTTGAAAGAGAGTGATTAAATTACCATGCCACCTGATTTTAAAAATCGTGTCGGAGCGCCGCCAACGCGTTTGATCGTGCCGGGTTCGGGCGTGCCGCGCCCGGCGGCGTTGACGGTGGCAAATATGCCGGCAGGAGTTGCCATGCCCGCACCGGCTGTTCCGAAACCGCCGGTATCGACAGGACCAGCTTTTAACCCGACGGATGAGCGGACGTGTTACGTGCAGAATTCCAAAAACGGGGATGTGCTGAATATCCTGCCGATCCTGTACCAAAAGTTTCGTGAATCGGGCCA